TTTGTATATAAAAGCAAAAGGTAGAGGGAGTCATTGTAGAACAAATTTAGATAAATACGGCTTTCCGAGAGGATATTTAGCAAGACAAAAATATTTCTTTGGTTTTCAAACAGGAGATATGGTGAAAGCTGAAATACCAAAAGGAAAATATAAAGGCATTTGGTATGGAGAAGTTGCTTGTAGAAAATCAGGTAGTTTTGATATTAAAGACAAGGAAGGTCAAAGAGTTGTACAAGGTGTAAATCATAAATATTTTTCAGTTGTACAACGCTTTGATGGGTATAGTTATAGAAAGGAGGTAGCAATTCTTACGTAGCGTGTTTAAAATACGCAATTCCTCCACGTGGCTAAAGCCAGTGGCTTCCTTGCGTAAGAATTGTGTGAAATAGTGCCACACCAAAAAAATGTTCAAAATCAGGATGATATTAAAAAAGAATTTAATTACGCATTAGAATTTGCAAAAAGTCTCACGCAGGTAAATTCTTATTTATTCAATCCTTTACTTGCAAATGTTTATCTTAAAAATATAAATATGCAACCTGCTGGTCAAACTAGAGAACATATAAAACAAATTATTTCCAATCCTAGAGAGTATGAACAATCGTTAAGAAGACTATCACAATATTTATATAATACTCAACTTACATATAAACGAATGATACATTATTTATCAGACATATTAACATTTGATTGGTTTCCTATTCCCATTAATGCTACTGAAGAAGATATGAATAAGACAACATTCAAAAAAGACTATGAAATCATGTGCAATTGGTTTGATAGATTTAATGCAAAAAAAGAATTTAAAAAAGCAGTATTAAAAATGTGTTTAGAAGATGGATATTTTGTACATTTACGTGAAGATAAAAAAGAAAATGTTTTGTTTTTACAAGAAATGCCTATTGATTGGTGTATAATTGATTCATATTGGGAATATGGATATTTGTATTCGTTTAATTTGATGTATTTCCAGCAGATGGGTGTTGATATAAACGGATTTGCACCAGAATTTAAGAAGTATTATAAAAATGCTTTAGATATGCAGAATAATAAAACATATTATCCTAATATAAGACCAGAATTAAGGAATGGTAAATGGAATTACTGGCAACAAATAAGTCCAGAAAAAGGATGGGTATTTAAGTTCCATACTCATTTTGCAGGGTTAGTACCACCATTAATGGGTATATTCCTTGATTTTGCAGACATTCCGCATTTAAAAGATTTGCAAAAAATAAAGGCAGATTCAGAAGTTTTAAAAGTTATACTTGGTGCAGTACCTAGAAACAAAGAAAATAAAACGGGTTCAAAAGTAGATGATTTTGCAATCGACCCTAATACATTAGCAAAGTTTATACAAATTGCTCAAAGTGATTTGCCTTCTGGCGTTAAAATTGCTGCATTACCTTTTGAAAACTTGGAGATGTTTTCATTTGATAATACTTCAGAAATTAAAGATGACATTATGTCAAAGGCATTAAATAATATTTTTGCACAAGCAGGTATAGATAGGAATGGTTTTAATACAGAACGACCTAATGTAGCAACAATGAATTTATCTAAACTAATTGATTCTGCTTTTATGGAATCTATATATAGACAATTTGAAGATTTCTGTACTTATCATGTAAATAGACTAACACGAAAATATAAATTTAAAATTAAGTTTGAAGGTACTATTTTTGATAGAGAAGATAGGCAAAACCATGCTTTGGAGTTAGCACAAAATGGTATTATAACACCTAAGATTGCTTCTGCTGAAGGTATGAGTATAAAAGATTTAGATGCAGGTATGCTACTTATGAAGTGGCTTGGATTTGTTGATAAACTCACACCTATAAAGACATCGTATACATTGTCTAAAGAAGATACTAAAGGTGGTAGACCAGCAAAAAAAGATAATGATTTGACAGATTCAGGGGAAATAAGCAGAACTGCTGGAAGTGACATTGATAAAGATTTGGACGAATACGAGAAGTAATAGAAGGGAGTTTCTTGAATGTTTGTGAGTAATCCAGAATCTATTAAAAAAGAAAAGTTTTATTGTAAGAGTAAAAACTTAAAAAGATTTTTATGTGAAATTAAAAATATAAAATATATATCGAGACAAATTGATGAAAATGATAAAAAAATAGTATGGATTTTTCTTAAAACAGAAGAATTAAGTAATGCATTGTTGGAATGGAAAAAGAACAAAGAAACAGGGAATTTGGTATTTCCAAAAGAATAACCCTTCTTCCCTACCCTATTTGAACGAAAGGTGGTGAAGATGTGAATAATGTTGTAAGCTTTACAATAAACAAATATAATATACAGGATATAAGCGACAATCAATTAGCAAAGATAGAAATGTGGGTTGCAAAAAGCGGTGACAACAAACATAATCTTCCCATAACCGAAGATGCTATAAGACAGTCAGCTAATACACTCGTTGGTAAACCAATACTTTATAAATATAATAAATACACGAAAGACTTCATGGGGCATGAGGTAGACGAAATTCCATGTGGAGTTATACTATCTAAAGATGATATTAGGTTTGAATATGACGAAAATAAAGAATTATGGCTTGTATGTACTGCTTACATATGGAAATATTATTGTCCAGAAGTAATAGAAGTATTTGAAAAGCATGATGGTGAAAAACCTATATCAATGGAAATACAGATAGTGGACAGTCAACAAAAAGACGATAAAACAGAGATTTTATCGTTTGTTTTTTTAGGTGTAACATTGATTGGTGATTCCCCTGCTATCCCTAATGCAAAAGCAAAAGTATTAAAGTTTTCTGAAATGGTTGAGGAAGTGAAGAAAATGTTGTTTGCTGTGCCTAAAGATGAAATGGGTAAATCAGACCCTATAAAGATAGATTTATCTAAAGAAGCAGCAGACATGACTACACCTTGGGGTAGTGTTGATAAGATAAAATTAAGAGACAGAATTTTAAGAGCTAAAAATTACAAAACATTAGTTAAGAAATGCTATTTGGTTGTTGAAGAAGGATGGGAAGATTCACCAAGTTTAAAACTTAAATATCCTGTATGTAGAATAAAAGATAATACGTTAGTATTGTGCAAGTCTGGTTGTGAAGCTGCTCTTTCTTTCTTAGAAAGAAACACAAAGGCAGACTATTATAAATCTGCAAAAGCAAAATTAAAAAAATATTATAAAATACTTGGTTTAGATACAAGTAACTTTTCATGTAAGGATGGTGAAGATATGAAATTTAATAAAGAAGAATTTGCTCAAACCTTTGGCATTACTGCAAATGAAATGTGGAACATTCTTCAATCTGCTTGTAATGATGTCAAATACAAAAATGGAGATATGGAATGTAGTAAATATTGGATGAGAGATTATGATGAAGATTATATTTATGCTATGGATGAAGAATCAAATAAAACTGTTGCTATTCCATACTCTATTGAAGATGGTGTAGCTAAACTTAATCTTGAAGGTGTAAAACGTGCAAAAATGACTTATGTCATTATAGATGATGATGAAGATGAAAAAGACGATTTAATGGAATTTGTACATAAGTTAGTTGCAGAAAAAGAAAAGGCATTTACAACAGAGAAAGAACAGCTTAATAATGATATTGCTACCTATAAAGAAAAAGTATCTGAATTAGAAAAAGAAATAGAAAAGTTTTCTACTCTTGAAGAAGAAAATAAAACATTAAAAGAAGAAAACGCAAGACTTCTTGAATTTAAGACTAATGTTGAAGAACAAGAAAGAAAATCTAAAATTGAATTTGCAATTAATTCTGTCGCTGATGATTTAACACAGGAACAGATTGATGAATGGCGTGAAAAGGCTAAAGAATTTAGCAATCCAGAAGATTTTAGTAATGCTATTAAAGCGTTTGCTTATAGTGTTACAAAATCAAAGCAGAAGGGTGATGTTGGCTCTATAAGAGTTCCAATAAATATAGATATTGTTGATGATAACACAAACAAAAGTTTGTGGGATAGGCTTTAATTATTAATATAAAATTTAAAGGAGGAATTTATTTATGGCATATTCAGTTCTTATAGCTGGTGAAATAGCCGCAAAAAATATTGATTCTTTGAATAAATTTGGTAAGGCTAATTTTGCAGTTGAAAATGGTCATGTTGTTGCATTGGGTGAAAAATCTACTGCTAAGAATGAGGCTTTTGTTTACACTGTAAACAAACCTGCTACTGATACTTTAGCAACTGATATTTTCTATATGGTAAATGAACCTGTAAATGTACTTGTAAATGGCAAGTATTCTGGACTTACTGATGACCCTAGGGAATTTAATATTCCTGCTGGTAAGGTATTTACAATGTATAAGCCTATGATTGGAGATGAAGTTGTAATTACTGTTGATGGTATTGATGGTACTAAGGGTGAAAATACTTATATATCTCCCGCTGATGGTACTACTAAACTTACTTGGACAGATGATATTAGTGGTGTTTCCCTTGCTTATAAGTATGTAAGAGATACTTTTGTTTCAATTGGTAATGAAAGAGTTACCGCTTACAGATTTATTTGTGTGAAGGCATAAAAATAAAAATATAAAATGAAAGGAGAATATCATATGATAAGAATTCCAGATAATGTATTGAAATTTTCTAATGGAAATGTAGATTTGTATAAAGCATGGGGAGATTATTTCAATCACTATAGAGCAGTAAATTTCAAAACTAATGTTGATTATGATAGAAGCGTATCTTTTGAGGAAAAAACCGAGAAATTGCATAACGCAATAGAAGCAAGGATTGGTGAAGTTGCAGGAATCAACAATACTGGTTTCTCTGATGCAGTATGGAAAACCAATCCTAACTACAGATGGGCTACTTTTGCAGTCATTGCTTCAATGATAGATATGGTTATACCTGAAGTTGTAGTTGATGACTTTATGCAGTTTGCAGAAGTCAGAAATGGTGGATTTGGTGATAATTTTGTATTTGATATTGCTTCAAGTGATTTGTTTATAGTATCAAAAGGTGCTAATGGTAAGAGACATACTTTTGCACAGAAACAGTTTAACGGGCAGGTTACTCTTATTCCAGAGCCTCGTTTTGTAACCGTAGAAGAAGACTTGTATAGAATTTTGTGTGGCAAGAGAAATCTTGCTGAATATGCTATGAAGTGTGCTTTGGCTATGGAAAAAGAATTGTCTATTGATGTTTATAAGGCAATTAATGATACATATGCTACACTTCCTACTAATTTCAAAGAAGCTTCTTTTACTGTTGATGGATTTGTAAAACTTGCTCAGAGAGTACAGGCTGCTAATGGTGGTGCAAGATGTGTTGTATTTGGTACTAAACTTGCACTTTCTAAGATACTTCCTTCTAATGATTATCTTAAAATGCAGCTTGGCGATATTTATAACCGCATGGGTTACTTAACTACTTTCATGGGTGTAGACTTGTTTGAAATTCCTCAGAAGATTGATGATACAGCAGGAGATTACTCTTTCGCTCTTGAAGATGATAAGTTGTACTTCATTTCTACTGGTGTACAGAAGCTTGTAAAGATTGGTTTTGAAGGTGAAACTATTACAATTACTGATGGACAGTATGCAAACGCTAATCTTACTCAGGCTACTACACTCCAGAAGAGATGGGCAGTTGGTATTGCTACCAATGCTAAATATGGAATAATGGATGTAATAGCTTAATTATAAATAATGGGAAGTGGTGTATTCCACTTCCCTATTTAATTATTATTGAAGAAAGGTGGAATTGTTGAATGGCAGGCAAATCGAATGCTAAAACAAATACTAAGATAACTGAAAATATAGATTTGGTAAAAAGAAATGAAGAACTCGAAAGAGAACTTGAGGAATTAAAGAAAAAACTTGAAACTTTGATGTCAGAAAAAGTTTCTGCTGTTGAGAAAAATAATGATATAAAAGATGAAAATGAAGTTTTTCCTGAGATACCAATGCATAAACCTATAAAAGTTATGTCTTTATATATGGGTGGATTAAATCTGAAGAGATATGCAGATGATAAAACACCATTAAGGTTTAATTTCTTTGGCGAAACACAGCCTATTTTGTATAGCGATTTAGCAAAAATAATTTCATATCAGAGAAAATTTTTTGAAGAAGGATATTGTGTAGTTCTTGATAAAGATGTAATTAAGGTGCATTATCTTGAAAAGTTTATGAAGAAAATACTTGATAAAAAGACTATTGATAGAATACTTGAATATGATGACGATAAAATTAGGGATTTGTACAACGGTACTACAAAGCAGTTAAAACAGACTATAGTTGATTTAATAGTAGATAAAATAGTTAAGAGGGAATATGTAGATAGAAACAAGGTTGCTGTGATAAGTGAGTTATACGGAAAAGATTTATATGAAATAGCAGAGCATCTCAAGTAAAGGGGTGGTAATATGGCAACACCCTATTCTGAAGTATTTGATTTATTTCTTACTTCTATTCAGGATTATAGGATAAATAGGCTGTATGAAAAATCCGTAGAAGATATGGAAAATTATTTAATGTCTTTTTTGATTAAAGCTATAGCAAATTTTAGAAAATGTAAAACAGATTTAGAAGATAGAGATGATACAAATAAAGTTTTTAACCAAACTTTGTCAACTGATGAAAAAGTTATACTTTCTAATCTTATGATAGTTGAGTGGTTGACTAAAGAAGTTAATGATATATTAAGTCTTAGAAACTTTCTTCAAGATACCGATTTTAAGACGTATAGTCAAGCTAATAATCTTAAAGAGAAAAGAGAATTGTTAACCACAATGAAAGAAATGGTTGACAAACAAATTGTACAATATTCATATAACAATTTTGATTGGTCTAAATTAGAAAGAAGGAGTTGATTGTATGGCGTATGAATCTTATAATGCTTATTTATCTGTAACAAAATCAACTCCTTCAGAAATTTACAAAGATGAATTTCAGGAATTAGTAAATTCGGAATATGAAAACACGACAACTATAAAAGAAGTATTACATAATGGCAATCCTATAACAGCACGTGTTGTTGGTAAATTTAATACTGAAACACTGTCAAGACGAAATGATAATTATCAAAAAATAATTTTTAGAACACCTGATTATGAAGTAAAAGTTGGAGATATATTTGAATTTGACGGTGCAAAATGGATATGTACTGATGTAACATATACTACAGTTTCTAAGTCTTGTACTGTAACAAAGTCTTATTATGATTTAAATGTATATAAAAACGGTATTTTATATAAAGTACCTTGCATTATTGAAGATGTTACACGCTTATATAGCATGGGCGTAGATGAAACAAGGTTTAATATTCAGCCTAGTACAGATATTATAGTTAGAGTACCACATAACGAAATTACTGAACTAATTAAGCGTGATGAAGTTTATAAAATAGGTATTAATCATTATAAAGTTATAGACATTTCGGACGTTATTAATCCAGGGCTTATAATTCTCAAGTGTGAATGGACAGCAGAAAAACAAGATTTGCCAAAGTATAATATTAATATACTTAATGGAAATAATATTCAAGTTAGTGTAAGTGATAATTTTGTGATTAATTGTGTAGTGTTAGATGGAGACAAAGTCCTTTCCCCTACCCCACCGCTTGTTTACACATCAAGTGATGAAACAATTGCAACAATTGATGAAAACGGTGTAGTTAATATATTAAGCACAGGTGTAGTTACATTTACAGTATCATTAAAAGATAATGAAAATATAAAAAATAGTATTATTGTTGAGTTTATTGATGAACCACAACACAATTACATGGTGATTATATCAGGTAATACTTCTATAGTTAAAGGTAGAACAGCTACATATACTGCAAAATTTACTGATAACGGAATACCTGTAAGTATGTTGTCTGAATTTTGGTTAACAGATGATTTGGGGAATCCAACTACTTTAGCAACAATTATAGAACAAGATTCAGTTGCTAATACTTGTGTAGTAACTACTGGTAACACATTGGGATATGTGAAGTTGTGGTGCAAGGATACAGAAGGCAATGTTGAACCGCAATTTTTAAGAATACAGATTAAAAATATATTTTAAGGAGGTGGGCTAATGGAATGGAGTCAGAAATTTAGACATATAGAAAATAACCTTATAAAACTGCTGGAAGTATTATTGTCAAATGAAAATTTAAAGAAATATATTTTCTATTTAGTGAATGACCCTATTAGCCAACCTAACGTTGATGTAGATTTATTAGAAACAGGTCATATAATATTAAATGTATTTGATAATAATATACTTGATTCAGAAGAACAAAAAGTAATTCTATTCATAAATCCATATGAAGGTAATTTAAGAAATCAGCCTTTAAGTGATATAACATTTCTTATTGATATTGTTGTACCTTATCAATATTGGTTGCTTAGTGGATTAGGTCAAATACGTCCTTTTCGTATAGCAGATGAAATTGCTAAGGATATCGACCAAAAACATGTCATGGGTATTGGACTTTGTGAAATTGAACGATTTAAAATATATAAACTCAACAAAGATTATTCTGGCATGACTTTATGGATAAATGTTAACAGTTCCACTTTGAAGGGTGGAAGATAATATGCAAGATATAAGAGAATTTTATATACTTTGCGAACCTATTGAAACAAGAATAGGCAAAATAAGGTTTTTTAAAGTTAAAGAATATCTTACATTATTGCCATATATACAACTTATATATTTAGAAAAAAAAGATATAATGAAATTCATTAAGCCAGAATATAAAGAATATTTTGAAAAATTATCTTTATTAGAGATAATTAAATTTTTTAACTACGAAAATTATAATTTATATCAAAGTTTCAAAGATTTATTTAAATTGTGTTTTGATGAAGATGTTTTTGATTTAGTGCAAGATGATAAAGAGTTGCAATATTATCTTGATTTAATAAAAAAAATGAATTGTTTAAACTATGAGAAACCAAGTTCTAATCCAGAAATTGAAAAATTTAATGCTTTTAAAAAGTTTTTTCAAAAGAAAAACAATGATAATATTGACTTTGAAGCTGTATATACAAGTGTTTGGTTGGGTTCTGGTACGAAGCCAAATGACTTGTATATATATGAAATGTATGCTCTTTTTTATAGATTAGGTCAATTTAAAAATTATAATACAACTACATTATTTGCTACTGTTTCTAATGATATAAAAATTGAATCGTGGTATAAGGCAATAGATTTGACAGAGTTAAAAGAAAAGAAAACAAATATAAAAGATTTTGAGAAAAAATCTAAATCTTTATTTAATAATTAATAAGGAGGAATTAATTTATGAATAACGTTGTTGTACATGACGTTTGTGAAGTAATTGCCATTGATGAAATAAACGATAAAACATATTTTATTGGATTGACTTCAACAAATAATGTAAATCAAACAGTAGATTCAACTCCTATACGTGGTGGTATTGGAAACAAACGTGTAACAACTATAAATAACAGTAAAGATATAAATTTTGAAGTCACTACCACGTTGCATAATGATGATATTTATGCTCTTCAAAGTGGTGGATTGTTTAGTGACGAAGCAATAAATGTTTTGAGGTCAGAAACAAAACAGGCTGTAGATAACGCAGGTTCAGTGGAAGTTACCATTGATGGTACTCCTGTTGGTGAAGTAACAGTTCTTGATAAAAATGGCAAGGAATTAACAGGTAGTTTTACTGCTGGAAAAGTTACTATTACAGGAGGTCAGGCAGGGCAATTTTATACGGTAATATACGAAGAAGCTCAACCTACTGCTAGTGTACTTGATTTGAATGCTGAAGAATTTCCAAAACCCCATAAAGTGCAATTACATACTATATGTTATGACCCAGATACAGAAAAAGTTGTTGCTGATTTGTATTGGATTTTTGATAAGGCAAGACCAGATGGTAATTTGACTGCTGCATATAGCGCAGGAGAGAACCAGCAAGATACAATAAACTTCATATGTGAAACGCCAATAGGTTCTACTTCTTATGGTAAATATGTAGTTGTACCTAGAACAACACCTTAATATTGACAAAATAATAATATAATATTATAATATAATTAAAGGGATAGGTTGGACTGAACACCCAACTGACAATAAGTGCATCCGAACACTTCTTCCCTAATTTTATATAATAAACAAATGGTACAACCTGCATAACTTTGATAGAAACAAATTATATTAATATAATATTATGGGTAGGTGAATATTTATTCCCTACCCTATCTTATTTTTTAGAAGGTGATTTATATTAATGTAATAAAATTAGTAATAGATAACGATACACTTCAAAAATACAATTCTTATTATTTCAAAAAATATCCTAAAAGAACTAAAGAACCTATTCCTTCTCCTATTCACCCTAGTATAAACAAATGGTTTATTATGAAACGTCCACAAATGAATACTTTAATATATATTTCAAATTTCAATTATAAATAAAGGAGTAATAACATGGGAAACAATGTGAGACAACTTATCTTTCCATTTTTAGACAATGCTAACGCTGTTTCAAATGGGAATGAATTACTAGTAGGAGCGAGAATGCGTACAGCTACTATAGCAGTTACAGGTAATGCGGAAAATTTTAATATTGTAGTTGAAGCAAAAGCAAATGATACAGATGATTATACGGCAATTTCTGTAGTTAATCTTAACACTTATGCTATGTCACCTAATATTACTGCTAATGGAAAGTACTCTTTACCATTAGAAGGATATGTGAGAGTAAGATTAAGATTATCAGCTATAGGTGCAGGTGCGGTAACGGCGAAAGGTACGGTGACTGACTAATGGCAACAGATATTATAGCTAGGGCGATTGGTCAATCTGCAAAGGATAAAACTGATAAAATTACAGTAAATAATAATATAAATTTAGATACAGTTAGTAGTACATTGGCAGAAATTACGAACATAATAGATGACCTTAATACACATTTGGAAGATGGTACGCAACACGCAAAAACAGTGAGATTTGTTATCGGTACATCAACATCTGGTTGGACAGCAAAAGATTGTGATTATCTTTGCGATGGAACAAATGACCAAGAAGAAATTATACAAGCACTAAATGATTTGCCCGCAACTGGCGGGGAAGTAGTCATCCTTGATGGAACTTATAATATTACGGCGAGTATCAATATTCCAAAGGATAACGTGTCTTTAAGGGGTAACGGCAATACTACAATCTTAAAGAGAATGTATAATTCGACTGATGCGGATAGCGGTTCTACTGCGAAGGGCTTAATAACCTTAAATGAAAAAAGCGGTTGCAAAATACAAGGTTTGCAAATTGACGGGAACAAGGCAACATATACTGCAAGTTATAACTATGGCATCTACCTATATTCATCTAGCGACAGCACGGTAACAGGCAATACTTGTAACAACAACAACTACGGCATCTATCAATATTCATCTAGCAACAATACGGTAACAGGCAATACTTGCAACAACAACAGCACCGGCATTCGCCTAGATTCATCTAGCGACAACACAGTAACAGGCAATACTTGCAACAATAACAGCTTCGGCATCTATCAATATTCATCTAGCGACAACACAGTAACAGGCAATACTTGCAACAACAACAACAACTATGGCATCTACCTACTTTCATCTAGTAGCTACAACACGGTAACAGGCAACACTTGCAACAACAACAACTACGGCATCTGCCTACTTTCATCTAGTAGCTACAACACGGTAACAGGCAACACTTGCAACAACAACAGCAACAGCGGTATCTTCCTATCTTCATCTAGTAATAACACGATAACAGGCAACACTTGCATACGTGGAACAGGGCAATCCTCTGATTACACCTCAAGTCAATATACAATACATCTATCAGGTTCTAGCAACAGCTATAACCTCATTTCCTCAAACAACTGCATGGGCAAAAATGTCGTCATCGGGGGCGGGACGAGCAATACGAGTGTAAATAACAAATATAACTAAGTGAGGTGATATAATGTTTCGCCTTTTGGGTAATAAGGTTGAATTGGTTCGATATATAGTGACCTGGCAGGAAACTCAAGGTGAAGAAACGATTGAAATGGAAGAACGGTGTATCTCGGAAGAACACAAGAATGAAATAGAACAAAAGCTCACCGAAAGAGGCATACCATTCTCTACTGAATCTATCACCCAGGCAGGAAATGAATGGTTTGAAGGGCTTGAGTTTGACTCCTACGATAAAGCCCTTGAAGTGTTCAACGCTGGCTGTGAAGCCTATGAACAAAGGAAACAGCTGCAGGAATTGACGGATAACCTTCGTTTAAGGGCCGATATTGATTACCTTGCCATTATGACGGGGGTGGAAATATGAGTTGGTTTGACAGGGTGAAGATGTACTACGACAAAGGGTTATGGAGTAAAGAGCGAGTTTACAATGTCGTGGGAAAAGTTATTACGGCTGAAGAATACGAAGAGATTACAGGGCAAGAGTATGACACATAAGGATACGATGGTGATGTGGTGGAGGCGGATAATGGAGAAACATCTGCACGACTACCGTCACCGACAGCTGAGGAAATGATTATCATCACACCACACCACAGATACCAGCGTAGTTACCTCGACATTGGAACAATTATCGAACTAACAACTTTCAAAATAATTCTCTAAAATCTACACAAACTACTATAACGGGTCAAACCGTTCATATAAGAAAGAGCAATGATTTGAAGCTAATAACTTCTCCATTGCTCTTTTGTTTGTGTTTTTATTTTTATTCAGGAAGTCGGGCATCAAATTAGCATTTCATTGGTTTTTTCAAGTCTGCAAACGCAGTAAAATCAAGGATTTCAAATTTAGGTAAAATCGAAAAATGAGGTGATTTTCATATCTAATGTATTAAAACTTGTCATAGATAATGACATAGTAGATAAATATCATAAATATTATTTTAAACAATATCCAAAGCGTAAGAAAAAGCCTATTGAGTCTCCCACTCACCCATCAATAAATAAATGGATGATAATGAAACGTCCCCAAATGAATACTTTAAAACAAAAATATAAAGAGTTCATCGTCTGGTTTGTAGAAGAAAATGGATTAACAAACAAACGTATTGAGAAATGTTCTATGACGTTTGTGTCATACTTCAAAACCAAAATCCGCAAAGATGTAGATAATACTGTGCCTAAGTTTTTTTTAGATGGTTTCGTTGCCAGCGGATTGCTTGTTGACGATGACTCTGAGCATTTAGAAAGTTTGACTTTAAAGTGTGGATATGACAAGGATAGCCCAAGAACTGAAATTTATATTCATTATTAATATCATGTTTCATGTAAAACAAAATATTAAAGTAAAAAGGAGATTTTATTATGAGTGAAAATAGAATTAATGTAATTGATATTATTGAAAAAATAAAAAACGGTAATGACAATGCTTTTGATGGGATTCAAATAAAAGATTACTTACCTATTTCAACTAAAAGATTAATGTGTGAAGAAATTGCAAAAAACAGTATTGTTGAACAAAATGGTATGAAAATAAAAGATAGTATCAGTTATGCAATTGCATTTGATTTAATGGTCACGTCTTTTTATAGTAATGTTGATATTGATGAACATTATGATGAAGCGTGTGAATATAAGATTATTGATTTTATAAAAGAAAACATGAATCAAGAGGAACGTGATTTTATTTCTGAACATTCGTATTATATGATAAGAAATGAAATTGATACTTATAATTCTTTGGCTGGTGTAATAAATAGAAATTTAACTAACTTTATAAACGTAGTTGAAAAGAACACAAATCCAAAAGCTATAAAATCTATCTTAAAAGAAGCACAAAAACTCAATTTAGATAAGATGCCCATGATTAAGCAGTTAGTTGAAACGCTAAACAGGCAACCTTCTGTCATGTAATAAATAGCAAACAAAAGGGGTTACAAAAAACAAATGCGATTGTATTAGTATGTCGATTCTCCCCTACCTTATTTTTTGGAGATGATTTTATGCCAACTTTTAAAAGTGTAAAAGAATTGGAAAAATATTTGCAAAAACAAATTATGGATAGTTTAAAAACAGATGTTGCAGAAAAAACAATAGAATTAGAGAAAGAGCATGTGAAAATAGACGTTTATGATGCATATAAGCCTACACAATATGTCAGACGTAAGGAAGATGGCGGTTTATTAGATGATGAAAATTATTTAGTTGAAGAAATAGAAAACGGTATAAAAATAAGTAATATAACAAGAGATAATGGATATGCTACGCCTTCAGACCCAGACAGATATATAACACCAATAGTTGAACACGGTGTCGGCTATACATGGGAGGATAGTAAGATTTATCAAAAGCAACCATATCCTAGACCATTTATTAAAGAAACAAGAAAAGATTTAAAAAAAGGAAAACTGAAGGAATTTATGAAAAAAGCATTAGAAAAAAGGTTTGGTAAAGGTGCTGTGATTTAAATAAAATAGTGATTTGATATAAATGGGTAGAGTTAATGTCCTCTACCCTATTTGATTTTGAAAATAACTTCTGTTGACATAGATATTTTCTTATAAAGGTGGTGAGAAACAATGGGTAAAATTGCTGATAAATCTATAGAAGTAACAGAAGAAATGTGGTTACAATGCAATGAATTTAATCGTAATATAATAAATGAATTTTTAGAGAGTTCAGCACATTTAAGTCCAAAAAGCTATATACAATATAAATCTGCTTTGAGAATGTATGCTTATTGGATAAAACAAAATTGTAATGATAAAAAATTAATTGATATAAAAAGCAGAGATTATTTAAGGTTTCAAAACTGGTTAGTGAACAATGGTTTGTCAGAAGCAGCTATAAAATTAAAAAGGTCTGCTGTGAGTAGTTTGAATAATTATATAATGGTTTATTATGAAGATGAATATCCTACCTTTAGGAATTATATAAATAAATCTATTAAAGTACCCACAACTGGTTTTGTACATAAAAAAGAACCGCTTACACCTGATGAATATAGATATTTATGCGATGAATTAGAAAGACGTGGTGAATGGCAGAAATTAGCTTATCTTAAATTTTCGTATGTAACAGGTTGTAGACGTGAAGAAGCAAGGTTATTACTCAAAGAGGTCGTGAATTATGAACCTATTATTAAAACAGTTAAGATGAAAGATTCTGATGGTAGAGAAGTGGAAGTTGAAGTTAAAAAATATAAAACTCACGAGATTAGATGTAAAGGCAAGGGGAAAATTGGTAAAATTAGGAAATTAGAATTTAATGAAGAAGCAATGGAAGCATTAAAGAAATGGCTAGAAGTTCGTGGAGAAGATGATTGTCCGTATATGTTTATTGCGAAATATGCCGGTAAAATTAATCAAGTCTCCCCTACTACATTCAATCAATGGTGCAGTACCTTGTTTACAGAAATCGTCGGACGAAGGGTGCATCCGCACCTCTTTAGGGAATCTCGTGCAACTAATCTTGTAGTACATTCAGGTAAAGATTTAGAGACTGCAAGGAAATTGTTGGGACACGAATCATCTGAAACTACTAAGATATATGTCATACGTGAAGATACAGACGATGCTGATGAAGCATTTATAGATTAAACAGTTCTCACGAGCCTATTTTGGCGCAATACTGTGAGCCAACAATATATGGCAGGCTATTCGCCTGCCAAACTTATCTAAATCAAATTCTTATTTTATCATTAAGGGGAGGTTGCCCCCCCCCTACTCTATATTGTTTGACAATTGTGAAATTTTGGTATATAATTAATATATCAATATTTCAGAGGTGTCAAATGCTATATAAATATGCTAATGATTATATTAAAGGATATCGTAAAAAGAAATATGATTGGAAAGGCTATTTTCTTTGGATATGTATCTGTGTTGTTATTTTTATAATTTTATATTTTTTTGATAAAATTTTTTCATAAAGTTATATAACAATAAAGTATTATAACTAAAGAAGAGGTTTTTGTATGAGAAAAAATGTTGCTATATTATTAATATTTGTTTTATGTTTTATGATTAATACATATTTTGGTGATAGTAATTATATTTTTCTAGGTATAATATCTGAATTCTTTTTAATTATAGTATATAGATTTTTTGTTTTTTTGGTATAATATAAAAAAAGGATAATTATAGCCAAAAAGAGGTGAAACATTTGAAACAGACTGTATCTATTTTTTTAATATTGGTATTTTGTGTAACTCTTTTGACATCATGCGGTAAAAAAGTGCCTGAAGGAATTGACAATGAGAAGTTTTATAATGACATGATAGAATGCTTAAAATTAACTGAAAAAGCATTAAAAAATAAAAATCGTAAATATACTAATGAGATAAAAGAATTGATAATAAAGAATACATCAGATAATTTTTTTAATATACTTTATGGACTTGAAGAAGAAGATGAAAAAATAATAGATGGTTATGGATTAAATGAAAAAGAACAAGAAATTTTAGCTGTAATGGTTTCATTTTATCGTATATTAACAAATTATATTAATAGTTGTTTATATGATACAGATATAGATACGGATAAATTAATTGATATACGTAATTCTAAAGGAAAAATGCTTTATCGAACATTACAAGATTTAATTGAGTTAATGGAAGTTGATTATGATATATCGGTTGAATAATTGAATAATTAATATATATATCGTTATAAAGGGAGTATTTACTCCCTTTTTTTATGCTTGTATTTTTATATCTTCGAGTGAGGGGAGTTTTTCTCCCCTCCCCTTACAAATACGGAATGAAGGGAGATGTTCAAAATGGATGATAAACTGGGGATACTTATAAATGCCATATTAAATGTTGAACAAGAAGATTTACAAACGCAATTAGATTCCGTTGCAAAAAAAATAAAAATAAATCTCAGACCAAGAATTGATTTTGATGAAAACGTTATTGCTAAATTTAAAAGCGATGTTGATAAATTAGCAAAAAACATAAAACTTAACTTGCAGTTTGATGTTGATAAACAGAGCGTAAAAGACGCAGAAAAGATAGTAACCGAAACAGCAACAAAAATATCAGAAAAATCAAAATCAGAGAATAAAATAAAAGTATTTGATATAGAACAACTTGAAGCTGAAGGTAGACAATTTTTCATTTCAACAACAGATATAGTAAACAGGGTTAAAAATCAATTTAAAGACTTGGGCGATGTAAATGTTAATTTTCTAAAAAATGCCAAAAACCAAATTGTTGGATTTGAAGCAGAAATAAAAAAATTAGATGGTACTATTGAACAACTTAGATTTAACATGGCTAAAATCAAAGTTGGAGACAGCACAAAAGAAGGTTTTGTATTTTCTGGTGCTAATCTGATTGATAAGAACGCTGGAGATGTCTTACAAAGAAATTTAAATATATTACAGAAATTTGAGACTAGACTAAAAAATATACGTGACACATTCACATCTTCAAGAGGCGTAAAAGAACCAACTAATCTTAGTATTTTAAATAGAGAATATAATTTTATATTGTCCACAATAGAAAAGTTAAGAAAATCTCAATCAAATTTGACTGAAGAACAAAAAAGGAATATTGATAAACAAATAAATACTTTGTGGTCTCTTTATAAAGCATATCGTGATATTGAAATAACTGCTGAAAAGGGTTTCAATTTTAAACAATTTGAAAATATCACTGGGCAAGTAATTAAATTGAGAGAAAACCTAAATGCTACTGTAGTTACTTTAAAAAATTATAAAGACGCACTATCTACTCCATTACTACAAGGATATAGAATTACTGGCTTAAATTATGTTCAAGAAACGGAAGAATATTTGAAATTAACACAGAAATTACAAAAAGGAAATGAATTTGTAGATTTAACAGCTTATATAGATAAAGCAACAGGAAGTATTTATAAATATTCTCACGCTTCTCGTAATGCAATGATTGACACTTTGACATGGAGTAAGGCTATACAAACCGCATGGAAACGTATGGCTCAATGGGCTACTGGTGGAACATTGTTTTTTGGTACATTAAGACAAATAAAAGAAGGCATATCATATATAACTGAACTTGACAATTCCCTCAATGAAATTCGTATAGTAACAAATAAAACACAGCAAGAAGTAAATAATCTTGCCTTATCGTATAATAAACTTGCCAAAGAAATGAGTGTAACAACAAGAGAAATAGCATCTACAGCAGCAGATTTATTTAGGCAAGGTTTGAATGATAGTCAAGTAGAAGAACGAATGAAAGCAATTATTCAATATGCTAAAATATCAGGTATTTCTCTTCAAGAAAGTAATAAAATAATAACTGCTACAGCTAATGCAACGGGTGAAAGTGTACGAAAAATTGTAGATATTTTTGCATATTTGGGAGATGCTACAGCTAGTGGAGCAGAAGAGATTGGTGAAGCTTTACAAAAAGTTGCAAGTACGGCAGAGAACAGTGGCGTAAGTTTGGAAAAAGCAGCATCGTGGATCGCAACCATTTCAAGTATAACTAGAGAATCTGCTTCGTCTATAGGTAATAGCTTAAAAACTATAATTAGTAGATACGAACAAATAAAAGCTAAGGGATTTAATGAAGAAGATGCTACTCAAATAAATGACGTAACTAAAGCGTTACAAGCAGTAGGAATTACTGCTGTTGATGCACAAGGTCAATTAAGACCAATAGCAGAAGTATTAGATGAGCTTGGTGCTAAATGGAATAGCTTGACGAAGAATGAGCAAGCATATGTCGCTACTACATTAGCAGGAACATACCAGCGTAACAGGCTTATAACCCTGCTCGACAATTATAATGATTCGTTAAAAAATTATGAAATTGCCTTAAATTCAGCAGGTACAGCAGAACAAAAGTTTGCTATATATCAAGAAAGTACACGTGCTGCACTTGATAAATTTACTGCAACATGGGAAGAAATGTGGCAACATACTCTTTCTTCTGATACTATAAAAACAATAATTAATTTAGGCACAGTTATATTAAATTTAGTAGATAAAATAGGTTTGTTGCCAGTAGCTTTATCAACTGCATTTGGAGCTTTGTTTTTATTTAATAAATCTTTTCAAACTTTTGCTACGAATATTGCACCAATTGTATTACAAAAATTAGGGTTAATAGTTACTGCTGAAAATGGAATTGCTATTGCTGCCAACGGTGCTGCTTTAAGTGTAAAAACATTAAGTCTTGCTTTCACTACATTTGCCCCTCTGGTTATCGCTGGTGCTATTTATGGTCTGGTAAAAGCCTTTAATGCTTTAAATGTTTCATTAGAAGAATATAAAAATTCAGTAGATGAATCATATAATAAAGCACAAAGCAATATAGAGCAATTAAAACAGTGGCAAAAAGAATATGAAGGATTAGCTAATAAAACTGAATTAACAAGAGACGAAAAAGCAAAACTTATTGAAATAGAAAGGCAATTAAAGACCAGATTTGGTGAAACAGCTCAGGCTATAGATTTGCAAAATGGTTCTTTAGAAACTAACATTGATTTAATGCGACAATTAACAAAAGAAGAAGCAGAAAGGTTTATAACATTAAATGAGAGAGCCTACAGAGAAGCAAAAAAGATATTAGAAAGTCCTTATAATATATCTTTTGGTGGCCTAGGCGGTATGCAATTTGAAAATATTGAAGCGGCCATAAAATCAATAGAATCATCGGTTCGAGATGCCGTTGATAAATCTAATATAGTCTATAATGTAAGAAAAAAAATTCTTGAAGAACTTTATGAAGAATATGATAATGCAACAGATATTATTTCAAAATATGAAGGATATGAAAAATTATTACAACATACTGTAGATAAAACTTCAGAGTCGCTTCAAGAATATGAATATAACCTTAAACAATTAAATAATGTTATTAATTCTGTCCAGTCTGATTTAAAAACACTCAATCAGGTTCTTGATGATGTTCAAAATGGGCAATCTTTAAATGCAGAAACAGTTTTAGATTTAATTCAAAAATATCCAGAACTAACAGATGCAATTCACAAAACAGCAGATGGTTGGACGATAGAAAAAGATGCTATAGAAATTTTACGAAAAGCAAAGATTGAAGAAGCACGTACTACTATAGAAAATCAAATTAATTCAACAAAAGCAACTTTAGATAATGTTTCTGCTAGAGTAAATGCTTATGGCATAGAAATTGCTGCAATTGAAGATTTAAAATCCGCACAACAAGAAGCATCAAAACTTGGGTTTAAGCGAGTCTTTGGCGAAACTGCATTTGAAGATATAAAATTTGACGACTTGACTAACAAAATAACTGTTGGAGACAAAATAACCGAATGGTCAAAAGAAGAATATGATAAAATTAAACAATCGTTTAATGAACAAAAATTAGCAAATGATACTATATTAAAAATCGGAGAATTAAAAGAACGAAGTAAGAAATTATTAGAATTACTTTCAGACCCAAATTTTGGCGTCTCTTCTTCTAAATCAAGTTCTTCTAAATCTACAGAAATCTACGAAGCCGAAGTCAATCAATTCCAGCAACTTGAAGATGCGCTTGCTAAAGTTAACGATGAAATTGAACGTAATCAAGCTTTAACTGATATCGCAGAAGATAAAGATAAAATTAATCTTTTATCTAAACGTATTGATTTATATAAAGAAGAACAAAAGATATTGCATCAACTTGCAGAAGCTAGGCGTGACACTATTCAGAAGAATATTGGTAAGCTTCAAGATTTAGGATTTGACATCTTTTATGATAGGAATACTAATGAATTAGTTATAAGAAATATGGAACATTTAAACGAATTAAAAGGCAAAGATGCTGAAGCAACCAATAAACTTAGAAAAGAGACGGAAGAGCTAATTAAAGAAACGCTTTCTCTTAATGACGCTAATAGACAAGCAGGCAATCAATATATACGATTAGATAAAGAAATTGCATCTACAACAGATTCAATTGAAAATTTAAGAAAAGAACAGAAAAAATATGCAGAGGATTTAATTGAGTCTTATCAAGAGTATCTTCTTTATACTATTGATAAGCAAATTGAAAAATATGAAGAACTTAAAAAATCTGCTCAAGAAAGAGCAAGAATGGAAATTGATAGCCTTAATGCTGAAATAGAAAGATTAGAGAGAAAAAATGAAGAATTAAAAGAACAAGAAGAACGTGAAAAACGACTTTCGGAATTAGCAAAACAACGTGAATTAGTTGAAAACATTCAAAAACAAAGAAATGTTCGTATATTACAAGATGGTAAATGGGTATATGTTGCAGACCCTAAAAAACTTAAAGAAGAAACCGATAAACTTAAAGAAATGGAAGAAGATTATTCACGTTGGGAAGCAGAAAATAGGCGTGAAAATGAAATTCAAAAATTAAAAGATCAAATAAAATCTATTCAAGACGAATTAAAAGAAGAAGAAAAACGATATGACGAAAAAATTAAAAAGCTTCAAGATTTTACTAATGCTCATCGGGAAGAGATAGATAAACAAAAATTTCAGGTTACTTCTTATAGTAAATTAGTACAAAGTCTCGCTGGAATTGAAGAAGAATCATATGAACAAAGGCTAGACTTATTAGATAAATTCGTAAAAGATTATAATAAATTGATGTCAAGTATAAAAACAGAAGTACCTACTGGAAATGTATATAGTAGTGATAGAACTAGTAAGTCTAGTGGTAGTAGTGGTGGCGGTAGCAGTAGCAGTAGTTCAAAAGGTGCTACTGGTTATACATCTACGGGGAATGCAAGTGTTGATAGTAAATTAGAACAAATGGTTAAAAACAGTCAAAATTGGCATTTTGCTAATGATGAAGAAAAGAAAAAACTTGAAGAAGAGAATAAAAAACTTGCAGAAGAAATCGCAAAATCTACGGGTAAAAAACCTGTTTTTGATTCTGCTACTGGTAAATGGGATGTATTGAAGTATGATACTGGTGGAGTAAATGATTATACTGGTTTTGCTATACTGCATGGTAAACCTAATGCAGTTGAAACTGTTTTTAACGCTGAGCAAGGTAAAAAACTTTACGATTTTGTAAAGAATTTGCCTTATAGTGTAACAGATATAATAATGCCTAAAATTAATATACCTGAAATTAAGATACCATTCTTTTCTAATAACAATTCAGTTGCTAAACCAACTGAAAATCATTATCATTTTGAAAATTTAAATATTCAAGCAAACGATCCTAATGAAATGTTTAGAAAACTTAATATGCTTATAGAACAATATACTTAAAATTTAAGGGAGGTATTATTATGGCAATTTTAAAGCCCGTCAATATCTCCCCTTCTAATATTTCTGTGGATGCTACACAACAAATTGTAGTTTCATGGAAAAATTATGGGGACAGGCAATATGCTTATCAAGTAAAAATATATAAAAATATAGATAATTCTTTAATATTAGATAGTGGTAAAATAATATCATTTAATAATTTTCATGTAATAAATGCAAATACATTAACTAATGGTATACAGTATAAATATCAAATTACAGTATGGAATCAAATAAATGAAACTGCAACTTCTGAATGGATAGTTTTTAAATGTTCAAGTACACCGATTTGTAGTTTTACTAATTTAACTTCAACTATATTAAATACAAGCTATGTATTTCAAGGTTCTTATAGTCAAGCACAGAATGTGCCAATTAAATCATGGCAAATGATTTTATATAATTCTTATGACGAAATTATAGGTACTTCTCCAATAACCTATTCAAGTATTATTGAGTATGAATTTGCAGGATTTAGCAATGAAAGAGATTACAAAATTGAATTACAAGTATATTCGCAAGATAATTTATTAGGAACTACAGGCAAAATCCCTTTTCATGTAAGATATGAAGTGCCTAAAAGTGCATTATCTTTACAGGCAACAAAAATAGAAGAATTGGCTGCAACAAGGCTTCAATGGAATGTAGTGCAAATTATAGGTAAATCAGATAGTAGTACATTTGTAGATAATGAAAAAATAGATGTAAGAAATGGTAAAAAGGTTTATTTTGATAGTGGATTTAACATAAATAATAATTTTACATTAAAATTGTGGATTGAATCGGTAACTAATTATAATTTTAATATATTACCTTCTACTCAAATTGTAAGCTATAATGTACCATTATCAGACACTACTCTTATTTGGTTGGATAATTCGTTGCAATCTACAGAATTACCAATGCAAGTCGTAGTTAGTAGAGAAGCACTACCTACAAGTAATTTTTTATGGATAGAAGATATAAATTTTGCTACGCCAAAAACTTTAAGTGTTTCAACAGATATTTATGCTCCTGCTAATACTAATAATTTATGGATTGATTTACTTGATGGTGCAGAAGAAAATTTAAGAATATTAAAAATGCAAAATAATCAAGACGAGTTTATATCTTTATTATATTTTAATAATAAATTTCATTTGTATAAAAATAATGAATTAGTAACAAGTCTTTCAATTAGTAGTGGTAAGTATTATTTATATATTCAGCAAATTAACGATACTTTAACACTTCATGTAGAAGCTATAGCATAAGAGGTGATAAAATGGGTGTCAGTAATATTAATTATATAGAATTAAAAAATTGTATTGTTGACGAGATACATCTTCGTGAAAATGTATATAATATAAATTTATCATCTGATAAAGAAGATTGGCAAATAGACACTTTTTTATTAGCAAAATTCCAAAATAATTTAGAAGCAGGTAATATTTCGTTAGGTGGATTACCTATAGATGGGTTTAGAGTTCGGAGGCGTAGAATTGACACTACAAAACTGCAAGATTTAGGCGTAACTTCGTTAAGTCAAGAAGGTAAATTTTATTTTATTGATACTGGAGTAAAATCTGGTGTAACTTATGAATATCAAGTATCCCCAGTATCAGGCAATATTGAAGGACAACCTTTCTTAATTCAAATTGCCATAGATTTTGATTACTGGTGGATTTCTGATGCAACTTATACTACTAATGAATCATATCCTCTTTTTGCAAATATAGAAGTTTCAGATATAACAATAAATAAGCAAAGACATGTTTATGATGATACATTTAATAAATATCCAATAGTGTCTTATGGAAATCAAAAATATAAAAGTGGAACAATTACTGCTTTACTTATTGATAGTTTTATGGAAGTTAGCATTAACTATAGACAGAAGGTAATTGATTTTATAAATAACGGTAAACCAAAATATTTAAGAACTAATGAAGGTGATATTTGGTTAGTCGATACTCATACTTGTTCTTATAAACCATTTATTAATCTTGTTGAACCATTATCGAGTGTAACTTTTTCGTTTATGGAAGTTGGTGATGCTGAATGAGTGTACCAATTATTAATCCACCCACATTTACTCGTTCTTCCGTTGCTTATCTTAGCAATGGAACTCAAGTTGTCGCCAACGTACCCCGCTTTGAGCAGGGCAAGTTTGGGAAGGGCGTGATGGTGGAAGAGGGGACGACAAATCTATGTCTTGAGCTTGGTGGAGATACTTACAATATTTCCAGGATATATAGTTATGACAGACCATATTGTGAAGTGGTGACTATAGAAGGTAAAAAGTGGCTTAAGTGCAACTTAAACCCACAAGATAAAGTCTTAAGAATCGGATCTATTCCACTTCAAGCAAATACAGTATACACATGGAGCATTACTATTTATGCTGATGCACCTAGTTCGTGTAATTTTACTCATTGGGATGAAGGCGGCGCATATGGCTCTCATCAAGGTATTAATATTTCTACCACACCGAAGCGAATAACGTTAACATTTTCGACGCGAGAAAATACCTCCCGTGAAATACTGCATATATTTGGCTTAAGTACATCCATCAATTACTATTTTGCCGATTTTCAACTTGAAGCCAAACCCTACCCCACATCCTTTACGGACGGGACAAGGACAGTGGAAACGCTGAGAATTCCAACCGAGGGAGTGCTGAATCCTCAGGAGGGGACAATTGAATTCTGGTGGTGTCCGATAAATCAGCCAGTTGATACAATAATTTCACAACATACAGCACCTCCTATTATTCAAGTAGGTAACTATTATAATAACAACTCATGGATACTATGGTGCGGAATAAATAAAATCTTACAATTGTACGTTAGAGGTGATAATGCTACAGGTTGGACTGGTACGTGGATGATTACTCGAGATTTAGCCTGGTATAAATTAAATCAGTGGTATCATTTTGCTATACGTTGGGAAAATTCTAATACCTTTTGTGTATTTTTTAATGGCGTTAAATATGGGCCATATGTATCTTCTCAGCCTTTTACAGGCATTGCAGGCAATATAATGTCTCTAGGTAAACTTAATGCTTCAAGTGGTTCGTCGAATGCTTTATTCGACGACCTCCGCATCTCCTCCCGTGCCCGTACAGACGCAGAGATACTGGCGGCGTACCAAAATAATGCACCACTTGTTGTAGATAAATGGACAACATATAAATTAAATTTTGATGATAACCTTAATTTTGAACAAGGTGCATATACTTCTTCTACATTAGAAAACATATATACAGAATATGATATTATTAATTCGACTAATAAAAAATATATTTATAAAATCGAATGGTTAAATTCACAAGAGGAAGTAATTGGAGATGTAATAGCAGATGTAATTAGTGGTTCTGTCAATTTTGATGCTACAAATAATAATCGTAGAAGTGTGAATTTAACATTAAGAAATTTTAATAAACAATATATTCCATCTCCTACTTCTAGAATGTGGATTAATAATAAATTCAGGCTATTATGTGGATATGAATATGCTGATAACAAATATTTATTATACAATCAAGGTGTATATGTATTAGGAAATCCTTCTTTATTGTCTACACCAACACAAAAAGAAGTTACAATTCAAGGATTAGATAAATGGGTTTTATTAGATGGTACTATTGCAGGTACGTTGGCTAATAAATATATAATTAATGTTGATACAAGAATAGATGAAGTGGTTAAATCTATTATTACAGATTTAATTGGTGAAACAAAATACATTATTGATGAATGTAGTGTATTAACTCCATATACAATAGAAAAACCAGCAGGTGATACAATAGCCGATATGTTGTTAGAACTTGCAAATATGGTTTCTTATTCGGTTTATTATAATGAAGAAGGATATTTATGTTTTAAAAATCCACTTAAACCTGAAGATTATGCAATTACTCCACCTGTTTGGCAATATACAACATCTGGATTATATCTACAAAGTACAAGAGAATTGAATTGGAATGATATTAAAAATTCTATAATGGTATACGGCATGACGGAAAATGGCTATCAATATACAGCAACAGCAAAAGATTTAACTGGAAGTGAATTATCTATAGATAAAATTGGTGAAAGAGTTAAAGTAATTGAAGATGATAATATTTACAGCGATGATTTATGTCAACAAAGGGCAAATTATGAATTACAGCAAAGTATAATGGCACAAGAAACAGTAAATATAACAAGTATTCCTAATTTTAAATTAAAGTTAGATGATGTAATTAATGTTGAAGATGAAAATAACGGTACTACAGGAAATTATGTAATTCGTAATATTTCTTATGATTTAAGCTACAACTCTACTATGAATATAGGTGTTTGGGCAATTAGAAATATAGGATAAGGCAGGTGGTAAAATGCCTAATGATATAAACGAAATGAAAAAATTCGTTAACAATGTAAAGAAATTGGTAGAAAAAAAAGTTAATAATGCTAAAACAGATAGAAGTAGAAAAGCCATTGTGCAATCTTTAAATGAAGATGGCACTGTAAATATAATTATAAATGGCGAAGTTTATAATAATGTAAAAGTACGTCCTGGATTTCAACCTCAAATTAATGAGGTTGTTTTAGTTTGTTTACCAAATAATAATTCAAAAGATATGTATGTTGATTTAGCTTCGGTTACTACATTTCAGGGAAGTTTACATACACATTCTAATTTATCAATATTAGAAACTATTACTCAAGCATTAATAGATGCTTGGAATAGTGCAGTATCTCATATATCAGATGCAATTAAGCATATCACAAGTGACGAGAGAAATCTTTGGAACACAGTTGTAAATAAAGTTGATAAAATCGAAGGAAAAGGATTATCTACAGAAGATTATACAAGTGAAGAAAAAAATAAATTAGCAGGAATATCGGCTAATGCAAATAAAACTGAGAGTTCAAATATAAATGGTAATATAAAAATTGATGGTATTGAAACTACAGTTTATACTCATCCTTCAACACATCCTGCAAGTATAATTGTAGAAGATTCAACCCATAGATTTGTTACGGATGCTGAAAAAGATACGTGGAATAATAAACAAGATTCTTTGGGATATACACCTGAAAATATTGCTAACAAAGGTGTTGCCAATGGTTATGCTTCATTAGATAGTAATGGCAAAATACCCTTATCTCAAATTCCAGATGCAACATTTAATACATATACCCATTATCAAATAACGCCTTCCGATAATTGGGTCATTAAACATAATTTAAATAGATATCCTAGTGTTACTATTGTTGATAGTTCAGGGAATGTAGTTGTAGGAGAAGTTAAATATATAGACAATAACACAATTAATATTTCGCTTGTAGGAGTGTTTGCAGGAACAGCATACTTAAACTAGAAAGAAGGTGAACAGTTTGAAATTTTTAACTAACCTTGATTTGTGCAAGAATGAGTTGCAAAATGCAAGGATTCAAAACTTAACTAGTCATCCGTCAAATCCAGTTCTAGGACAAATATATTATAATACTATAGATAATGCATTTTATGGTTGGGATGGCTCTAAGTGGATTAATTTAGGTCTTGAATTAAATTTTCATGAATACACTTCGTTAATTGAAAGTGCGGATAATGATGAATTAGTAATATACGATGTTTCTGATGGGCTTTATAAGAAAATTACAAAACAAAATTTATTAGCTGGTATAGCAAACAATAGTCAATATGTTCTTATAAAGAAAAAAGAAGAATTTATTGCAACAGAAGGTCAAACTGTATTTAACCTTACTCAAGGCTCATATAAAACAGGAACTAATCGTGTAGATGTTTATATATGGGGTGTAAAACAACCACCAACTGCATATACAGAATTATCTTCTACTAGTATACAATTAACTGAAGCAGTAGAAGCAGGTACTAAGGTATTAATTGAATATATACAAGTAGCAAATGTAATGGATTATATTCATGCTGAAAATCATAAAATTGGCGGAAGCGACCCTCTTTCCCCTGCGGATATTGGTGCTGCTAATGAAGTACATACACACTCTATTTCTGATATAACAAATTTGCAAACAACATTAAATAATAAGGTTGACACATCGGAAGTAACAACTACTGCTACTGCTAATAAAATATTGAAACTTAATAGTAGTGGAAAATTACCTGCAAGTATTACAGGTAATGCAGATGGTAATGCAGCTACAGCGACAAAATTACAAACTGCGAGAACAATATCAATTACAGGTGATGCAACAGGTTCAACTACTTTTGATGGTTCGGCAAATGCTTCGATTAATGTTACTCTTTCTAATTCAGGAGTTACTACAGGTACTTATACAAAAGTAACGGTAGATAGTAAAGGACGTGTAACCAGTGGTACAACATTATCTGCATCTGATATACCAACATTAACGTCATCAAAGATTAGTGATTTTGATACACAAGTTAGAAAATCAACCCTCAATCAAATGGCTGCCCCTACTGCTGATGTTTCGATGAATAATAAAAAAATAACTAATGTTGCAGACCCTATAAATCCTCAAGATGCTGCTACTAAAAATTATGTTGATACAATAAAACAAGGTTTAGACGTTAAAGATTCAGTAAGAGTAGCAACAACAAGTAATTTAAGTGCCACTTATTCTTCGGGTGTTTTAACAGCTTCTTCTAACGGAGCAATTTTGATAGATGGTGTAACTCTTGCTTTAAATGATAGAGTTTTAGTTAAAAATCAATCAGATGCCAAACAAAATGGTATTTATTATGTTTCTCAAGTAGGAAGTTCTTCTTCTCCTTGGAAATTAACAAGAGCACCTGATGCAGACACAAGCGATAAAGTAACTGCTGGATTATATGTATGGGTGACAGAAGGCAATACTAATGCTGATTCAGGTTGGATTTTAACTACCAATGACCCTATTACACTTGATACTTCAACATTAACATTTACTCAGTTTTCCGGTGCTGGTATGATTACTGCTGGTACTGGACTACAAAAGAATGGTAATACCATTTCATTAACTAATACTGGTGTTACTGCTGGTACATATCCTAAAGTCACAGTTGATTCGCAAGGTAGAGTAACAGCAGGTTCGAGTTTATCTGCTTCTGATATACCTAATTTAAGTTGGACTAAAATTACATCAGATAAACCAACTACTTTATCAGGATATGGTATTACAGATGGTGTACGAAACGCTGGAAATACTCCTTCTATTCAAGCAGGAACTGATTCTTCAAAGCCTTCTGCTGGTACAGCAGGAAGAATTTATATAGCAACAGACACGAGTAAAATATATAGAGATACTGGTTCTTCATGGCAAGTAATTGGTGTTGTTAATTGGTCTGATTTATCTGGAAAACCTTCTTCCTCTGTAGCAAATATAGATGATGCAGTTAATAAAAGGCATACACAAAATACCGATACAACGTTAACTGGCAGTGGGGCTAACACAATAAATACAACTGGTACGGGCAATATAGTTGATTTTAAAGTGAATGGTAGCACAAAATCATCTATTGATAATAATGGTAATTTTACTGGAAATGCTGCTACTGCTAGTAAGTTACAAACTGCAAGAACAATATCAATATCTGGCGATATTACAGGTTCAACTACTTTTGACGGTAGTAATAATGTTTCAATTAATACTACTTTAGCAAATAGTGGTGTAACAGCAGGAACATATTCAAAAGTTACAGTTGACTCTAAAGGCAGGGTTACTTCAGGAAGTAACATAACTTCATCTGATATAACAGGTACATTAGGCTATGTTCCTGCTAAAAAATATGCAACAAATATCGGAGATGGTTCTTCTACTGCAATTACCGTAACACATAATCTTAATACAATGGATGTAACAGTTTTAGTAAGAGAAAATGTAAGTCCATATTCTCAGGTTATTACTGATGTTCAAATAGTTGATGCTAATAAAATAAAATTGCTTTTTGCGACAGCCCCATCTAGTGGACAATATAGAGTTGTAGTAACAGGATAAGGGGGTGTAAATATGAAATTACTAGGAAGAGAATTAACATTTAATAATAACGAAATATGGCACAAAGGTAATCTTGATCCTTCTATTTTTAGAGTAAAACAAAACAAATATGTTACTACTACAGCAGGTACAGCAGCTTATTATAGAGTAGCAACCATACCAATGTCATCAATCTTTAAAAATACAATATTTAAAGTAAAAGCGTATACACCAACAGGCACAACAACAGAAAGTACAATAATAGTGGATATTGCCTATTATGCTGGTAATTATAGCTCTCAAACATCAGCCGTTTCTGCATTGACTTCTCATTCATATAATTCAGATACAACAGCAGAAAATGGTTGGGTATTAAGATATTGTAGAGTGTCTTTTGATGCAGATTATGGTTACATTGATTTGTATGTAAATAAAAATTCAGTTGTAACAATAGAAATAGAGCCATTAGTTGAAAGTGATTGGATTTGGGCTACAGGAAGCCTTACTGCTAATCCTGCTGTGGGTTCTTTAAAAAATGTCCAAGTTACAATGGCTACTGGTTTTAGAGCTAGTAATATAGTTGCTACTTCTGCTGATTCAGCTACATATTCTAATTATGGTACTTTAGGAACGACGACAATTTCTAATACTACTGATAAAACTGGACAATGGGCATACTTCGGATATTTTACAATTTCATATAATGCATCTTATCTGAGAGGACACTGTGCTAATATAAGGGTCAGATTACAAGAAATAAATCATGACGGTACTAAGAATTTGGCTGATTTAGATGATTTTGTATTAATTCTAAAGGCAAGTATGCCTTATCATGCAAATAGTACGGAATTTAATACTAAAGTACCTTCTATTCATATAGAAATAGAAGGGAAAACATCTATTTCTCCAAATGATGTAGCAGGACTTGTATATTCTACTTCTACTTCAACAAAAACAATAAGATTTTATATAAGATTAAAAGAAGCCAATACTGTTTACCAAATTAATCCAGAACAACGGTATGGTAGAAGTTTTGCTACATCTTCTTATTCCGCAACGACTTCTTATTTTTACTTTACATATGCAGGCACTCAAACACCAGTAACATCATTACCAACACCAGCACAAGGTTCTATAGTTTATGCAGTTAAACGAACAATAGATGCTGATACTCTTAATGGAAAATTTGCTGAGGATTTTGCATTAAGAAATCATACTCATACAATAACCAATATAACAAATTTACAATCAACACTCGATGCAAAAGCACCTCTTGCCTCCCCTAATTTTACAGGAGTGCCAACTGCTCCAACTGCTCCCAACGGAACAAATACTAACCAAATAGCTACTACTGCATTTGTACAAAACGCTTTAAGTGCTGGCGGTTATGGGGATATGCTGAAAAGCCAATATGATACTGATAGTGATGGAATTGTAGATAGAGCAGAAACAGCAGATAAATTAACTACAGCAAGAACTATATCATTAAGTGGAGATGTTGTAGGTAGTACTATTTTTGATGGAAGTGCTGACATAAGTATTAACACTACAAGATTAATAAAAAATAATTCGTTCATATTAGATTCATTGTATACCTTTACACGTTCTTCGACAGCATACTTAAGTGATGGTACACTTGTCAATATGAACCTTCCCCGTTTTGAGCAGGGCAAGTTCGGCAAGGGCGTGTTGGTGGAGGAAGGGACAGAGAACAAATATTCAGCAGACCAATCGCAAGGGTTAAATCCAGGTAGACAAGGCGGCTCTACGGTGACTGCAACGCCCGGACAACTCGACCCTTTTGGTGGTACAAACGCAGTACGAATCCAAGCAAGTGGCGGAACATTGCCACTGAAAGTCGTTTATAGCGCATATGCTCCTGCTAGTGGGGTAGCCTGCTCAGGGCAAATTTGGGTGAGAAACAGAAGTATTACTCCGTTAATTGTACATTCAAATATGGGTGGCAGACAAGAAACCGTTTTACAATCTGATGGATGGAAAAAAATTATATGGGAAAATATCATAGGCAATGGAAATGGAGTTGTACAGCATCAATTAAGAGTACCAAATGTCGATGATGAAATAGATTGCGATGTTGCTTTTTTGCAATATGAAGAGAAGCCATACTGTACATCATGGCAAATTGGTGGAACTGCAAGGTCAGCGGAAGTATTGACGATTCCAACTGAGGGAGTGCTGAATCCGCAGGAGGGAACGGTGGAGTGCTGGGCGTATGTTAACAGTGCATCTAAATATCCAAACCGATTTGCAACAATTTTTATAGCTGACGCTGGTGGTTCTGGTAGGGGGATTTGGTTATACCACGAGAATACGGCTAATTACTGGAGATACCAAATTAAAGATGAAAATAATATTAAAATTATTCGAGTACCCGATAGTGAAATTACTGATGGATGGCACTATTTTGCTATTACATGGAATGCGCTAGAAGCAAAATTGTTTGTAGATGGGATATTGAAGGGCACTATAGCGAATCCTCCTTTGCCTTCTACGACTATTAGAATTGATGTTGGGCACTGGAATGGTACAAATCAATTCAATTCCCTCATCGACGACCTCCGCATCTCAAACCGTGCTCGTACGGATGCAGAGATACTGGCTGCGTATCAAAGTAATGAACCTCTGCCATACGATGCATATACGACATGGTTATCTCGATTTGATAATAATTATGGACTGATAGGAAATTCTTCAAATCAAATTCCAGTTTCAAACGGTATTCTTTGTACAAATTTAAATGCAGAAAGAACAAATGGAATAAAAATTACTGCAAGTACAATAGCACCAACTTCTCCACAAATAAATGATATATGGATTGATTTAAATTAATATAAAATTTTAGTTTTATTCAAACATCTCTTGCCTTTTTTGTAGGTGAGAGATGTTTTTATTTTGTGACAAAGGAGATGATATTTTTTTATGGCTAAGATGAAATATTGGAATGGGACAACATGGGAAATTTTGGATGCAAAAGATGCTGATACATTAGATGGAAAACATTATTCTGATATAAAAAATGAAATTGAAATTAAATATGCTGTAGCAAGTGGAACAAACTCCTATACAGTATCTATACCTGGAATTACAACACTTGTAGAGGGCTTGAGTGTAAAAATAAAATTTACCAATGCAAATACAGGGGCAAGTACATTAAACATCAATGGACTAGGAGCAAAAGAAATACGAAAAAGTAATGGAAATGCTTTATCAGGAGGTAACATAAAAGCGGGGCAGATATGCCATCTTGTTTACACTGGTTCGGTTTTTCAGTTATTGGGTGAAGGAGGTGAGTATGGAACCGCCCAGCCCGAACATGTATTACAAGGCTATACAATAGGAACAGAACAAGGAATAGTAGCTGGCACAATGCCGAATCAGGGACAGAAAATTATTACCCCAAGCACTGTTAATATAGCTATTCCACGAGGTTACCACGATGGAACAGGATATGTAGTAGGCGATAGCGATTTAATACCTAGTAATATTAAAAAGGGAGTTAATATATTTGGTGTATTAGGAACGCTTAAAGGTATAAATACAGAACTTTACTCAGATGGAGTAATTGGTGTTGCACAATCACTTAAAAAAGCTAAAATACCAAGTGGAGAATATGAAGGGATTGTAGAATTTACAGATTCATATATCAAGTTAGGTTCACTAAATTATGATTATTATGCTGGCATAGAATTTTTTCATCCAATGGATTTTACAGGAAAATCCACTTTATATATTGAATGGGCGGTGTCAGGTGATATTTATAATATAGAAGCAAAAGTGCATATATCTCCTAATCCAGATAGAGATTTTCATGATAATACTTATATTGAAGAATTATTTAAAAGATTTGGATGGTCTACTTCCAAACAAATAGACACATTAGATGTTTACAATATAAATGGTTCTTATTATCTTAGAATACTCATGCGTCGTAATACAAGTACATCAAATTGGGGATATGTGCAAATTTATAGAATTTGGCTAGTATAAAAGGAGGGCTTTGAATGATAGGAAGAAAAATATATTATGAATTAGCAACAGGAGATGTAATTTTAGAAATCCCAGAAAAACATGGGATTAATGCAACAAATACTACTAAGGAGCAAGACTTTCAAATTTATCCCGTATTAGCAGCCAGAAATCCAGATACAGTGGGGGTTATACAGTTAGAATACGGTCAGTATGCGGCAGAATTTCAATCGGCAAGAAGTATAAAGGTCGACCCTGAAACCAAAGAATTGTTATTTGAGTACCCGAAATACGATCCACCGTTGACTGTACAAGTAGAAAATTTACAGAGAGAAAATGAGTTTTTGAAAATGGAAAATAATGAATTAAAAGAACGAGCAAAGGAATTGGAAAACGCATTGCTAGAAATGACAACTATATCGGCTATGCAAGAGCAAAAAGTACAAGAAAATGAGCAGGCAATACTTGAATTATCAATGTTATTAGGAGGAGGTAATTAATATGTTTACAACTGAAAGTGCATTAGTTAAAATTTGGGCGAGGAATGTGGCAAACGGGAATTACACGAGGGAACAAGTACCGAACTTGAGTAATTTACAAGAGTGTGTATTTGCATTATTAGATGTTACATAAGGACGATTATATGACATTGTTTTTATAAACAAATAAAATAAAAATTTCCATATTTATACTTGAATAAAATAAAAATATGTAATGTAATAGGCATAGTGAATAAACCTCCTTTTTCTTTCACTATGCCTATTGATATTACATATATTGATGATTTATTTACAATAAAGTTTGGGGGTAATTCACGTGAATCTGATGAACGTTATTAATGGTATTAGAGAATTTTTTTTGCATGTATGGAATGCAACATATCGTAATGTGCTATTCCCTATTGTTACTTTAATGGCTTATTTAATTGGATATCCTGCTCAGAAAGCCATATTGATTGCAACATTGGTATTTTTTGTTAGTGATTTTATAACAAGACTTTATGCAATTAGAGTTCAAAATAAAGGTTTGATAAAAGCATTTAAAAATGGAAACTTTTCAAGTCATGCATTTTGGGAAGGGTTTATTACAAAAATCATAGGTTATTTTATTTGTTTAACTATTGCTAATGTTGCCAGCATAACACCACAAATATTCATTGGAAATGCAATAGCAAGTGTACTTTATAGTGCTTTGTTTTTATATGAAACAATTAGCATACTGGAGAATCTCAGGGATGCAAAATTCGCTGAATTTTTTGTGAATGGGTTGTTGAACAAGTTTAGAAAAGAAAGTAATAAGCTTTTAGATATAGATATTGACAATGACACTAATAGCGTTGGTTGATGGTTATCATCGGAAGGAGTTGATAGAAGGTGTATGAAATCCTGAATCCCAAAAAATACATAACAGTGGTTAAAATACCACTTTCTAATATAGAAAAAGTGGATATGATTATGGCAAAGCAACCTACAGAAACTATGTCTAGTTGCTATAATAGACTAACTGAAAAACCTACCTTTTTAATTAATGGTAGTCTTTATAATATGAAAGATGGAGCTACAATTACTACTGTTGTTGATGAAGGAAAACTGATTGCATTAGGATATGGTGCAATGTTTGGATTAAGTATATATAAAGACGGTACATTGAAATTTGAAGCATACAACTCTTCGGCAAATTTGAAGGATTACATCGGTGCTTGCCCTTCTCTTGTGGTTAATGGAAAAATTTCAATAGATACGAGAGGTTTGGATAACGGATTTGTAAACTCAAGACATCCTCGTACCGCTATTGGTATGAATAATGAATACTTCTACATAATCATTGCGGATGGCAGAAATCCAAATCAGGGCTATATAGGTATGACTTTAAATGAATTGGCTACCTTTGCATTAAATGAATTAAAGTGTACCAATGCCATGAATTTAGATGGTGGTGGTAGTACAAGATTAATGTATAAAGACAAAGTAATTAATCATGTTACAGAAAATCGTGCTGTTGATAATTTCTTAGCGTTCTATATTAAGAAACCAAAACCCCTAAAGGTTATGAAAGTAAATGTTGCATCTGCTTTGAATATACGCTCTGCACCATCTACATCTGGTAACATACTTGGAACTTATTCCAATGGTATGGTTGTAAATGTGTACGAAGAAAAGAATGGATGGGCTTTTACTGATGATGGATGGGTAAGTTTGAGTTATTTAGTACCGTATACTACCGTTAAAAAAAATGGAGTAACAATTGTAATTGACTGCGGACATGATTCTGTTGCTGATAATAAAAATCTTGGATATTCAAAAAAGTATAAAGAACATGAAGGCAATTGGGAATATGGACACAAGCTAAAGAAGTATTTAGAAGAACATGGTTTTACAGTAATAATGACACGACCTACAAATTCCACTACCCTATCTCTATCTGAAAGAGCAAGAGTAGCAATAGACAATAAAGCATTGGTATTTATGAGTATTCATTCAGATGCATTGCCTACTAATACCAGTGCAGGTGGCACATCGGTTTATTATTCTATTAATAGACCAAATGATAAGAGTTTAGCTGAGAGAATTGGTAAATGTATTGCTAAATCTTATGGGATTAATTTTAGAGGGGCATTAACCAGACCCAGTACAACAAGAGCGGGATTTGATTATTATACTATAATTGACGTTGCCGCTAATTATAAAAAGTTAATGGATGATAACAATCTGTATGAAGTACCTCATGTGTTCCTTGTTGAAAGAGCTTTCCATTCAAATCCCAATGAAGAAAAACTACTTTTAGATGAAACTATTTCAGATAAATCAGCAAAAGAACTTGCGAATGAGATTAATCTTATTTTTGGGAATGGCGAACCTAAATTGGAGGATGATGATATTATGCTCATTGATAGTTTAATATGCAAAAAGATAATTAATGTAAATACTGCTTTGAATGTGCGTGAATTACCTAATACAAATTCTAAAATACTTGGACAGTTAAAAAATGGCGATATAGTTCAGGTTACTGGCAAGGCTAATAATTGGTATCGTATAAACTATAATGGAAAAGATGCTTTTATAAGTGGTGACTATGTAAAAGATTATGTAGAAAAAGATTATAGTAAAGAAATTCAAGAATTAAAAAATGAAGTTAGCATTTTAAAAGCTAAAATTAAAAGTGCTATTAGTGCATTAAGTTAAGGAGGAGTTAGTTTATGGATTATACGGTTTTTTATGTAATAGGAGTTGCATTGTTTGTTGTTGGATTAACTATAGGTGCAAAGTTTCTAAATACAAGAGGAATTATTACAAATGAACAGCTTTTATTTGTTGCGAAAACATTTGATTTAACTCTTAAAATCATTGACGAGCTAAATTTAAAAAAGGAGAAGCAGCTTTTGACTATCGCAAATATTGTTCAAGATAGTATTGAATATGTAATTGCAATTAATGAGAATCCTAACAATATGGTAGAAGAAGCGTATAAATATGCTGTAGACAAATGCATTGTGTTAGGGATTGAATTGACAGACAACAGAAGAGAAATATTGCTTCAGCTAATTACTGCTGGATTGAATTTAAAAATAGCTAAAGATGATGAAGTAGAGTAATTAAAAAAAGGGCTTTATTCTTCATTCTTCATCAAGTAAATCTATAGCACTATCTTTTTGTTCTTGTATCAAATGGATGTATGTTTGATAAGTAATTCTTACATCTGCATGACCTAATATTTCACTAACGTGTTTTACATCTACTTTCTTTTTGAATAACATAGATGCAAAAGTATGACGGAGAGAGTGAATACCTTTGTGTCCTATATTTGCTCTAGCTAATATAGCATCAAATGTATTTTGTAAATTTCGTGGTCTTATTGGCGTTTTGTTTGCTGTTTGAAAAATATAATCATCTTTATCGTAATTAAATATTTTATTGAGTTCAACAAGACTATTATATGCTTTTTTGCACAATTTAATAGTTCTTTTACTTTTTTGTGTTTTGGTACTATCTTGTTCAATTAAAATATTTTTTGGTGCATTATCATTTACTTTGCGATTTTTAACCATAACTACACTACTATCAATTTTAATGGTTTTATTTTCCAAATTTACATCAGACCATTTTAAAGCTAATGCTTCTGCCATTCTAATTCCAGTATAGAGTATTAGTATAAATCCATATCCTATTTTAAAAACCAATTCTCCATTTTTATGTTTTACAGTACAAGCTTCTTCAAATCTTTTTATTTCATCATCAGTTAGTATTTCGATTTCCTTTTTTTCAAATTTTGTTTCTGAAGGCATGACAACTGTTTCCATAGGGTTAAAAAGAATTTGTCTGTTTTTTGAAGCATATTTTAAGCATCCGTTTAATGCATTGTAGGCTTTTTTAATAGAAGAATAAGAATAACCTTCTGCAAACATTTTATTAATTAATTCTGTTTGAATAATAGAAGCAGTAAGTTCATTTTTAACATCTAATTTATAAAAACCAAGTCTAGGAATAATTTGATTATTAATAGTGGATTCTAAACGGTCATAAGACAATGGTTTTAGTTCATAAAATTTTACATTAACCAACCAGCTAGTAATATAATCTTTAAGTGTAGTAGATATTAGTTTATCAAAACCTTGTGCTTGGAGTAATTTAAATTCATTTAGTTTGTTTACTACTTCTTTTTGTTCTTTTGAATAAAAGTATTTAATAATGGGTTTACCTGATTCGTCTGTACCAATTTGTATTGATGCTGCCCACAATCCATTTTTCCGTTGATATATACTTCCTTCTCCACGACCCCTTTTCTTTTTCTTTTTTTTCTTAACAGAATCACCTTTCATGTATGAAATCACCTCGTAGAAATATTATCACATATTGCAATATAAATCAAGGACAAGTACAGTAATTAGTACAGTAATTATTCAGTAAAAGTTGGTTAAAACGGGTGAAAAAATGCAAAATTTTGTAACAATATTTGAGTGTTTTTTTGAAATAAAAAATCCCGTAAGACGCTTGAAATCAGCATCTTACGGGATTTTCTTCTGGAGACGCCACCCAGATTCGAACTGGGGAATAAAGGTTTTGCAGACCTTGTATAACAATTTATAGAAGCCTTATTTTATAAGTATTTGCGGTTTTGTTTTAAAATTTAGTACAGTAATTGTACAGTAATTTTATTTTCGTACAGCAATTCTAACACCAAAACTTTTCTGCTTGTTTATTCAACCATTCATCAACTTTATTTTCTATTATATAGAATCTTTTGCCTATTTTCAATGCAGGAAAATCCTTCCTTCTAACCATCCTATAAACGGTATTTATTCCTATTGTACCCTTCCCATTTTTGCATAAGTATTTATAAAATTCTTTGGGAGTAATTAAATTGTTCGTCATAGTTTGCCTACTTCCCTCCCTAATTAAAAATTTCCTTGATTAAACATATTCGATAGCAATTCAATTACTTCTTCTAAAGTTTCGCATTGGTGAGATATGCAATATTGTATATGTGGACTCCAATCCCATTTACTTTTTCCAAATGCTATTACTGGTTTTCCTAATTCTTTAAATCTAACTAATTCATATATACTCCCAGGACTTTCTTCAAGGCAATCCATATTAACTACTGCTATATCACACTTATCTATATAATAATTGTTTTGTTCTACACACAGTTTAGGATTATAAGAATGATTGATTTCTTTAGCGTAAGTAGAAGCTGGATCAAAAACTTTAACACCATTATCAGAAGCCCATTGTTTTAGCATTTCTCTCCATATATGCCCTTTTTCTGGCTGCTTTGTGCGATAATAATATGTAAGACTACCTATAGTATATATAAACATCAATGACCTCCGTTTAAAAATTTAATGAATTTATCTACTTCTGCTTCAAGTATTTCTCTGCCTGATTCAACTTTTATATAATAATCAAATTTATAATTATCTAAGGCAGTTTCAGAAGGATGAAGTTTTTGTTCTGACGTAAGATTATTTTCAAAATTTAACCTTTCAACGTGTAGGCTTATAACGTTGAATTTATTATTTTTTAGATATTCAATTTCATTAACGAATCGTGTATCTGGAATTAAAAAATAGTCAAAATCATTAGCAAATACATTAATTAATTTTGCAACAATACTTACATGAAAATCAGGGTCTATTTTCCGTATTTTATCTGTGCCTATTTTTTGAAGTAATGACCTGCCTTTTTCATCTTTTACACCATTCCATCCAAAATACTCTTTGCATATAAATTTCAAATAATCAGCATGATGTACTATTAATACTTTTTTACTTTGTTGTTCAAGTTTTTCTTTTAATATAGAAGCAGTTAAATCTTTACCATGTTGAGCTTTGGCAGATATGGTAATAATCTTCATATGTAACTCCTTTCAATTTTATATTAATATTTTTTATATTTCCATTTATACCAGCCATACAAGTTTAAAACTTCATAAAAACAAAACATAATTAATTGTGCTTTGTTGTGAGTTATTAAGGCATAAATTATCCATACAGCAGTTGCAAAAGTCCAAACTTTCATTCCCCATAGTTTCTTTTTAATTACTCCAATATTACCAATTATACTTCCTATTGTTGCTATCCATGAAAGAAAAGTTATCATAATTACACCTCGATTCCTGTCATTTCTTTGAAATATGGCAAATTAGTTATCCAGTTGCAAAAGTATTGCCATTGTGGAAGTCGGTGGGCTTTCCTTTGCATATATATACTTAATAATGTTTGATAATTAGTGCATACTGTACGTTTTTGCAAAAATCCTTCAGGTAGTATGTTTTTACATGCAACTAAATAATCTCTTTTTTCTTCTGCGTCATCTGCCTGCTGGTATAGTCCAATATATGTATTTATTTTTTCAATTAATGTAGCAGGAACATTGTCTTTTTCAAAGTCTTGTTCTGATATAGGTTTCTTCATTAACGTATGCATTGTTGAACAACTTACATTTTCTTTATGTTTATATGTATCAAATTCAATGTAGAAAAACCTCGGAGCAGTAATATCAAACCAAACTTGAATAAGACGCAAGTGTTTACAATGTTCTGTTCCTGCTTTGCTCAATTTTTGAGACAATTGCATATCTTTTTCGCCAAGAACAAACCTTTCTTCATTTGCGTTTTTATCAGCCCAATATAAAGGGTCATCACAACTTTTAATTCTGCTATCGCTTTTGTCCCAACTATTGAGGGGATTCCTCATTGCTCTAATAGCTGCTTCAAATCCAAATACTTGTGTGTTTTCAATTTTCATATAATCATCCTTTCTTTAATAATTTTTTATTTTTTTATGCAATTCAATTACATTTTTAGATGATGCTATTTGTTTATTGTTGTGCCAAAGCACATATTTGTTACCATCGTTTATAGTTATAATGTATAATTCTTTCCCATTTTTGTATTGTTCTTTTATAACTTGATTATGATACAGTTTTTGATTGATAAAATCCACATTTACCACCAAATTGTTGATTTATTCATTTTTTTTATTCTTCTTCCAAATCGTCATAGTTTTCTGGAATATTATCTACTTTGACCCATTTTCCGTCTTTCTGAATTTCAATTTTAAGATTTTTTAAATCCATTTGTTCTTCTACCCATTTTTCAATATCTATGTATTTTCCTAATGCTTTTGCACATTGTATTTTGTGCCATTTTTTAAATTCAGGTTTTTCTACTAATCTTTTAAAAGCATTTGCACGATTTTGAAAAAAACTTCGTTCTTCTTTTGCTTCAGCCACAGCACCAGAAGCAGGGTGAATTATTCTACAAGCACTCATTGTTTTATTGCGTTTTTGTCCTCCATTACCTGATGCCTTAAATGGTTGAACTATAAAATCTTTTTTAGTTAATCTGAACAATAATTGTTTTTTCATATAATCACCATTTTCTTTAAATTTAAAGATTATTAGGCTAAAATTAAAGAATATTAATATTCCAAATAAAACTTCCTTCCATCATCAAATATAATATATGGATACATTCTAACTCCATCTATTATTTGGCTTGCTTTAAACATACCATCAGTGATTTTATATACTTCTACTTCATCTTCATAGTCCCAATATATTTTGAGTGCACGTATCATATTTAATACTCCTTTATATAAAACCATTATTTTATCCAAGTACAATCATATTCTTGTGGAAAATTATTTTTATAATATAAATCATCTGCATTAACAAATCCAACAATACATTTACATTTTGGTTTTAATTCTCTATTGATGAATTCTATATCCACGCCTTCTTCACATAAAATTTTATCATATTTTTTACCTCTAATTGATTCATTGGGGTAAATTATTTGAATATTATTAATATTTAAGTCTCTACACATTCTTTGTATGTGCAGACCAGTTGTTTGAGAAGGTACAATAATGGGACATTTAAATTTATGTGCTAATTTAACTAGTGTATATGTTTTGCCAATGGCTCTTTCCCAGTAATGAATTTTCTTTAAATATGATTCGTTGTTTTTTAAGTAATGCTTCAACTCAAAATATAATGATTTTTGTCTAAATTTAAAAGCTAAAATTTCTAACAGTTTACTTAATTTTAAATACATAAACATATCATCTCCATATAATTTTTATATTAATAATTTCTCAACACAACACTAAATTCGCTTATCTCATCTAATTGTGATGTAATAATCACATTTTTTATTTCCATATTATCGTATATCCAATCTTCTTCTATGTGTTTGTCTGTGTCAGTTATTATTAAGAGATTTTGAATTATTTGTTTAACTTTATTTCCTTTTCTAAACAGATGTAATAATTCATTAGATATACTAACATCATTAATAATTATTTCTGTTTTTTCATCAGAGTTATATGTAATTATTTCACTATGTACTGTGTCAAGTAATACTTCTTTATCGTTATCGAAAATGAATGTCCAATTAGATACTCCATTTTTGAATTTTTTATTCATATTAAACTCCTCTCAATCAAATCTTTCTTTTATATAATTTTTGAAAAACGAATCAATCATCTTCTACCTTTTATCTCCGATTTCCTCTAATATACCTAAAACCTCTGCTACTCCTAACCCTATAGCAAGAAACGACCATTGACTGTATATAAGAGATACTCCTATTCCAACTATTCTAATTAGTGATTTTATAAACGAAATAAACAAATGCCATTTACTATTCATAATTATATCATACCTCCTTAAATATAAATCAAATTTCTCTTTCATCTAAATTTATTATAATATTATATTTATATTTTGTCAACACTAATATGTATATCTGATTCTACTTCGTTACCCCAAACATCCCAACCTTCTGTTTTTTGTCTTGCAAAAAGCTCTATTCGAGGTAAATCCCCGCATAATTCAACAATTTTATCTCTTACAATATCAGGTTTTTTACTATGTTCTTCGATTGGTGTATCAATAATAGAATGGACTCTGGCACTAACTCTTTTGGGATTACCTTTAGTTGACAACAAACATAATTCAGCATTTGCTCTTGTCCATCTACCCATACCCCAAAACCATGAGTCTGACTTCTTATTACGCTTAACCCATGTAAAAGCACATGTCTTGTACTCAAATCCCCATGCAGTTATTACATCAAAACACTCGTTAAGTTTTGGCATTGTGACCCACATAAACAAGACGCAATCATCAGCAGCAATTCTTTGTATTGGCAATTCGCAGATTTCTTTAATACTCATTACTGGATACTTGCAACACGCACCTCGATTTCCTGCTAAAGCCTTATCCCTATAACTCCAAGGTGGGTCTGCATATATTATATTGTATTTTTTATTTATATTTATCGACCTCTTTTCCATTATAATATTATATTTATATTCTGTCAAGGTTTAAATCAAAATTAGATTTCATTCAAATATAAATTCTTATCTCCTATTTCAATCTCATTAATATCTACAAATTGGTTTATTTGGTTTTCAATTTGAACAGGTATTACTTCATCAATAATTTTAGATGATAACAAAAATATTTTGTTAGGGATTGTAATATAATATTCAACAGCTAATTCTTTTGTAGGGAAAAATAAAGTATTCTTTCTCTTTTTAGCACTTCTGTATTGTCTACAAACAATAAGTCCTTTCCTTGATTTTATATATGTTTCTTTAAACCAAACTTTATCTCTTGATTTATATGTTTGCGGTAATGATGATAACTCTTCCATTCGGTTTTTTAATTGTTTTATCTGTTTTTTATACTTGCTATCAATTAGGTTTTTTATATTCATAATATTTACCTCTTTTTTATCATCTTCAGCTAATTTTTTAATAAATCCAATCCAATCATCTGTGCGAACATTTTTTGCAAAAGATACGCTTATAGCAGTGTAATTTTATTCAAAAATCTAAATCAGTCCTAATAATATCTCCTTCGCTTGTAAATGAATATCCAAAATATATTGGCTGACTATTTTTATTTATTAAATAATAACTGGTACAATTATCATCATCTGATTCTGCGTAAATTAAATCTGATGTGGCACATCCTTCTCTACGTAGTCCAATGTAATAATTGTGGTTGTAAAAACTTATCTCAGGAATGTGTTGTAATGCATCTAATGGAACACCATTATAGCTTTCTAAACTATTTATTAATTTAATATTCATAATTCATCCTCCATTACAGTATTATATTTATATTATTAGATTTAAATTTTTAAGTTTATTATGAACATAATCTTCTAATTCCTTTAATGTCATATTCTTATCAATTAATTCAAGTTCTTCTAAATGAGATGTAAGAAATTTTAAATACCACCCATAGTATTTTTCAATTCCATCTATTCTTTCATATGTTATGTTGTACATATTACCACCACCTATATTTTATATTCTTCTCTATTAATTGTAGATGTAAAAGGTTTTATTTCTTCAACTGTATGGTCTGCTTTTAATTCCTCTAGTGCTTTAAGCATTTCTGATTCAGTAGTAAATAATAATGTATTTTCTCCTAATTGTAATTTTATAGGATTTCCTATTCCAGCACAAAGATATGAATTATAATCAATACCATATATTTTATCTATTTTTTTACCTAACATAATATCAACTCCTAATTTTTATTATCGGCATCAATTAATCTATTAAAATATTCTTCGACTTTTTTATCATCTGCGACTAATTTTTTAATAAATCCCATCCAGTCATCAGTACGAACATTTTTAGCAAAAGATACGCTCATAGCTTTATAAATTGTATATAAACCTTGTGCTATACCTAAAAGATAATATTTATATTCAGGTGTTTCTTTAAAAATTTCTATATGAATATTTTCTGTTTCTGTACGTTTATAGTATTTATTTAAGTCTTTAATATCCATAAGATACATCATCCTTCAATAAAATTTCTTCAATCATATCATCCAACATTTTATTAACTGCGTTTACATCAGAAATATCATATCCCCATGTTGGCTCAAATTGACATTCATATTTTTTAACAAATTCCTTTTTTGTACTCTCTTGAACAATACGAATATAGATATTCATACCTTTTGCGTCTAATGACCAATTCAACCCATTTTCTGTTCCTTGTGCTAAAATCATAAACTATTACCTTCTTTCATCAGTTTCCATATAAATTTCATAACTTCATTATATTCTTCTCTACTTTCAAATACTTGTATTTTATCTGTGCATTTTGCAGGGTACATTTTCATTAAAACATGCTTATCTAATATTTCTTTTAATTTGTCTCTTTCTTGTTTTAATCGCTTATTTTCTGCTTTTAAATTTTCTATTTCTTCACCTAAAATGCCAAATTCTTTCATCATTTGTTCGTGTTGTGCATCTACGGCATCTTGACTATAATATCCAGGAATTTCAGACACGTTGTTCAACCTCGCTTTCTTTTTTCTTTGAGAGAAGTATCTATTTCTTTGAATATTTCATCTATTTTTTCTTTTTGGAAAACTTTTATCTTTTTAATTGGCTTAAAGTGTCTTGTGAAAATTATATTATCAATTTTATCCCAAACTTCTTCGGGTAAATTGATATGTAGTTCTCTTTTATTAGGCTCATAATCTACTTGAAAATTATCGTTCATGTTGTTTCTTCCTTTCAAATTGAGGTATAAATTTCATATCAAGGAGTTCATAAACTGTTCCACATTTATCACAAACTATATCGTCGGTTAGATTATCGAATATTTCTCCATTAATCATATTAAAATATAATTCATGAAAACATGGATAAATAAGATTTCCACAGTTGCATTTTATAGCTTTATAATATTTTATCATCATATATATCACTCCAATAACTCTGGATTAGTATAAACACTACCTATAATCTCAAAGCTATGATTATATGGATTGGACATTACTGAATATATTTTTGGTATTTCAACAACTATCTTCGCATTTTCATTTTTAAAATCTTCTCTTTCATGTGTAAATTTCAATATATCTCCTTTATATATTTCTTTACCATTTATATCATTCAAACCTATGTATGGTAATAATTCTATTTCGTCAAAACTAAGCTCTTCTTTTGTACCTATCATCGGTAACAAGTCAAAGGGTTCATAATAAATTATCTTCCTTCTCTTAAAATCAATCCCCCAGACATCAACCATACAACCTGTATAAACAACTTCTCCATCTTCTATTACTGGCTTCACCCATGCTTTAAATTTGTATTCCATGTGATTCAACCTCACTTTATATATGAATTTCTTTTATATCATCGAATACAATTGGTGGTTCATCTATATCCCACTCATCACCCCAACAGCATCCTCTTACTTTATATTCACCCTTACCTTCTTTTTGAAGTTTAAGTAATTCTTCAATAAATTCATTTAATGTCATAATTTATCACCCTTTTATATTAATATTATATAGTATTTCTAAAACACTTCTATAAAATCTAACTGAAAACTTTCTTTGTCATCATCTAATGTTATTCCCCAATTATCGTATTTACCTTTCCATTCATCTTTACAAGAATCAATAAGAAAAATATCTGCATAAACATCATTGTTTTCAATACAAATATTACCTTGAATATAACCTATTATTTTTGAATTACCGAGTGGATTAGCAAATTGCACAATTGGTTTATTAACAAAGCTATCTAACGAATTTTTAACCATTGTTTCAGTTATAATAAGGTCATTTTCAGTTTTACCTATGTTCATTATTAACTGCTTTTTTAGTATCATTAATCCCATCTCCCTTCGCTCAAATTCTTCAATATACGCAAATTTCCTAATATAGTTTCTTCATCTGCGTCAGGAATAGGTAAATTACTAATTATTTCTTGTATTCGGTCATGTGTCCTATGGTCAATTAAATTTCCTTTTAGTTTATAAATAATCTTAATCAAGAATTTAACATCGTCTTGCGTATATGACAAAGTATCAACATTTTCTTCAATCTCATAAAGCCTGTTCCATTCATCCATGCTCAACATAAATAGTACCTACCTTTAAATAAAAATGTAATTTTATTGAAATTATACAGTGTTTCCCATATGTTGTTGTATTCTCGGTATTATTATATTTATAATATAATCATTATTTATTTCGGTTGCCATGTAATTTCTTTTATTTTTAATACAAGCAATTATTTCGCTACCACTTCCTGCAAATGGTATATATACTAAATCTCCTTCGTCAGAACTTGCTTTAATTATTCTATCACATAATTCTAAAGGCTTTTGTGTTGAATGTCCCCATCTTTCATCTTTATAAAAATCTATTTCCCATACATCAGTAACACCTTGAGGAAGATTAAACTTTATTCTTCTACTTTCATATGTATAAATCATTTCTTCATAAGTTAATGGTAAATTCATGTAAGGTTTTAATTGTTCGTATTTTTCTTTTGACATTGGCTGAGGTTGTGACTTATCTAAAAACTTATGTCCAGCCGTTCCTGAATTTTCTGGATGTCCCCATATTTTATTTATATCTTTTAAACTTAATCCTGCTTCAGTTCTAGCTTTATTTAGGTATTCATGCATGGGGTCTATAATGCTTGTTCCATCTTTAAGTTTCCCTATAGTATCCTGTTTAGTTAGTATCCATATGTATTCAGTTGCAGTAGGAAACATTTTTAACTTATTTGATGTTCTTCCTGCTATAGACTTAATTCCCTTATGTATGGTAATATTTTGTCTTATAAAAAAGTATTTATTTATTACATCATATAAAGGAAGCATATTTAAAAACCAGCCATAGAAATAAACTGAACCACTTACTTTTAAAATTCTTTCAAATTCAATTATGATTTTTTCTATCCAGTCTTTAAACTTATTATAATCATTTTTCCATTGATTATCCCACTCATCTTTTACAACGCCAAAATATGGCGGGTCTGCAATTATTAAATCTATGTATTCATCAGGTATTTCTTTCATAAATTCTAAGCAATCTTTATTATATACTTTGTTTAGTTCAATCAACTTATCAACCTCACTTTTATATTAATATTAAGATAAGATTGTCATTTTATTTTAATATTATGCAATTAAACTATATCTATTCTGCAAATTATTATCTAAAATATGCTTATTTATCCTATCTTTTGCAATTTCGTAATATTTTTTATCCAATTCAAAGCCTATGTAATTACGATTCGTGTTGATACAAGCTATTGCAGTCGTACCTATGCCTATAAAAGGGTCTAATACAATCTCTTTCTCTTGTGATGAATTTTCTACCAAAATCTTCATAAGTTCAACAGGTTTTTCAGTATCATGTAAATTATTACCTTTTTCATCTTTTAATTTTTTATTAGGGATATCTAAAATATCAGAAGTTCCACAATTGTTTATTTTTTTACCTTTTCCCTTTCTAAAAAATAAAATGTATTCAAATTGGCTCATATAATAGTGCCCCATTATTTTATTTCCTTTATTCCATATTAATGATTTAATAAATTTAAACCCGCAATTTGTTGCAGTATTTAATATTTCTTGCAAATTCACATGGTTAGTCATTATATAACAGTGTGAACCATCTTTTAGCACTCTATAAAATTCAGGTATATAATCAATAGGTTTAATATCATTACACTCAAATATTTTTCCTTTCATAGATAGTTTCTTTCGCATCATCCCACCACTATTACCCGCATTTCCTTTTACTGTAACTTTATAAGGTGGGTCAGTTACTATTAAATCTATACTCTCATCATCAATCAATCTCATTCCTTCTAAATAATCCATATTGTATATTTTATTTATTTCAAGCAATATATCTACCTCACTTTTATATTAATTTTTTAATAAAATATCCATTTTATTCCAAAATTAATACTGCTACATCATAATTATCATAATCTTCATCATCAAGTGAATAAATAGTAGTATAATTCCCTTGTGACATTATCACCTTTTGCTTTGCTTCTTCAATTGTTTCAGCTTTAACTACGCCAGCACTATCATATCCATTGACCCAAAAATAATAATTCATAACGCATCACTCCTAATACAAATTATGCAATTAAACTAAACTGTCATTATATTAATATTGTATAAAACCCATTTGCTATATATCCCCAAAATCCTGTTTATTATTTTTTAATGTATTTTCCCATTTTTCTATTGGTTCAAAGTAATAATGTCCTCCTGCGTCATACCGTTCAAAAGTAAGTGACCAAACCCAAGAGTTTTTTAAAACACGAATTATATCTTCGTTTCCACTCCAACCTCCAGTATGGTATTCCCATACCTTTTCTATTTTTCCACGCACTTCAACTTCTGTAGACCCACAATAATCAGGGTAATAATTTTCTTTAAGTGCTGAATAAAATGCTTTTATAGCTTTGCGTATATCATTACCATTTAATATCTGTTCTAATTTTTCAAGAGACTCTTGTGTTGGATACCCATATTCATCCCATTCAATTATAAATTCATCTTCCCTTATCACTTTAAATCACCTCTTTGCTTATTTTCTATGTAGATGAATTTTATATTAATAATTTTTAAATCTGCTAAATTCTTCTTCCTTTAGTTTAGCAATATAATATATCTTATAATCTTTCCAATCTTTTTCTGAAATATATTTTATTGGAGTTCTTCTTTTTTCAAAATATTTACATTCATAACATTCATCACAAATATTTCTCCCTGTTTTTTGTTCAAATTCACCATATGCTCCAAAAGGACACCAACAGCCTATAGATACGTCATTATATACTACATTAAACACATGCTGACATTTAGGGAATCTTTCTTTATATGCTTGTATTTCCTGTGGCGAATATAGACCATACTCCTTACATTTTTCATGTGGAAGTATGTCTAACTTATAGTCAATCCAATCCTGTGCTTCCATATGAAAGCTTGCAAACTCACCAGTAGCATACCTATTATAAAATAATTCCTGTCCTGCTAATGGCATTTGATTTACAAAATTCAAAATTTCATCTTCATATTCATAATGTTCACCTTCTAAATCAGTTTTACCTTTAATTACATTTAGTTTCCACCAATCGGGATTAGTTACTGAATAACAATCATCACACAGTTGAATTCTAGTAGAAAAATTATCGAATTGACTTCCCCATCCTAAAGCTGGAATATTTATCTTATATACAATTGTTTCTTTAAGACAGTTAAAACATGTATTTTCAGGATTTTGAATCGCTTTATTTTCATCCATATTTATATCCTCCTTAATAATCATTATAATTTTATATTAATATTTTGTCAATAGTATATCTTGAATTTTATTCTTCTACTTCTGCTGTTCTAAATGCTTCTTGTACACAATCATAACAATATTTTTCTTCGCCAAAATCATAATAATCGTCACCTTCTCGTATTTCTTCGTTACATAAGTCGCAATAATATACTACAGGTGGGTCTGGTGCATTTGGGCAACGTGGATGGCATGGAGTATGTAGACATTCTAAACACATATAATCACCTTCTTAATTTATATTAATAACAAAATTATATTAATAATAAGATGCAAAATTTGGTCAATATATAGATATGTAGTTAATGCTTTATCTTTATTCTTAGCTGTTGCTTTTTTATAATCTATTATCATATGACTCCCTATTAATACTATTGCTTTCCATATAGCGAACACACCTATTAATTTGTAACATAATGCAATAGTTAAGCCATATATAATAGAATGTGCTAGCAAGCTATACCAATACTTACCTTTTGTTTGTGCTAGAAAATCGCCTTGTAGTGGATAATCTGCTATGTAATGCGCTAATAATACCCATAATATATTGGTCATATTTAACCTCCGATTTGAATAAAGTCAAACTTTTATTTTAATATTTTATATCAATCTCTTATATATTATAAAAGCCTGTTTTTAAATTGTTGACAACATCAATATCTTCACTGATTAGAAATTTTCTTTAATAGTGTGTTCATGTTCACATATAGGACATTCATTAAATTCTCCTAAATGTTCAATACAATAAATGGCTTCACATGAATCACAAGTAGAATAATTTTCTGTTAGTTCACCACATATTTCACAAACTTGCATATATTACACCTCCTATCTTATAATAATTATATGTCTTATTTTTATAATAATCAATATATATTTTTGTTTTTATATTTATAACCATATATGTATTTTTTATCGCCTTGCATATAAGACTTTTCTATCCATGTATCACCCCTGCGTTTTACCTCAATTCCCTGTGTTTCTCCTATATAAATCCAATTATCAGCTTTATATAAAGCTCCTGTTCGTGGAGGTTCTACAAAAGTAACTAAGCCTAATAATTCTTGATTATACTTTTCTTTGTAAATATCATAGACTTGTTGTCTTGCTAATTTTAAAACTTGTGTTCCTAAATTTTTTTCTGTATGTACTATTCTAAAAACATTATTATTTAAAAACAATTTTGCATTTTCACTTGGTTTTTGCTTTTCATCTAAATTAAAAAATTCATTAAACTTTTTATAATTCAAAGGTGGAGAAGCAAAGCCTATAATACCAATTGGTTTTCCATAAGAGTATATTAAAAAATTTATTTGTCTACCTACTATTCCCTTGCTTTCAGGATAATGTTCTATAAACCATTTAACAAACAATTTATGGCTTTTAGGAACTTGTTTTAAATATAGTTTTTTATTTGCTATACTATTATCATAAAAATCTTCTTCCTTAACATTTGGATCGTATATCATTCCACTATGTCCTTGTCTGCCTGTTTTTCTTTTGTCTAAACATTTTTTACATATGTATTTACCAAATGTACTATACAATTTGGCTTCTCCATCTGAAACACCACATTTGTAACATACAATCAAATTATCTACCTCGCTTTTATATTTATATTTTGTTCAAAATAAAATGACACTTTTATTTTAATATTATGTATTAATTTTTTGCATATAATAATCAACATAATCTTTTACTGTTTTAAACTTATCAGATACTCTCATGTTACTATTAAAACAATTTCTACAATTCGATTTTGGATACCATATTCCATCTTTGTAGTAATTCCCAGTTACAAAATATGTTTCATTATATTTCATCCAATTATTAAAGTTTTCGTTTATTGTATCTATACCACAGCAACATCTAGTATCTGTAAGTTTATGTAAATCATTATCGCCTACTCCCACAGGAATTTTTGTAATATTTTTAATTTGTTGCACATTCTTTTCTTTTATTTCTTTCTTTAATTCATAGTTTCTTCTTCCATAATCATAATAATTTTCTTTTACATTGAGAATTTTATTGTATGTATCAAATACTGTTTTATTATCTTTAGGTATTTTTAAATGTTCTATAGTAATATAGTTAATATAATCTTCTACATTTTTAATAAGTGAAATTGCTTCATAAATATCAATCAAAGGTTGAATACGCAATCCTACCCAAAATTCTTTATTATGTAATAGCTTAATAAATTCTATTCTTTTTGTAGCAGTTGGAGTATTAATTTCGTGTACTTTAATAAAATTATCATTAAATCCAATTAAGCTAATTTGAAAAGCATGAATATTAGGATTTAATATATTCCAGTATTTTTCAGGTAAATTAGCACATTTTGTAGAAATCATCACTGGATAATTATATTTGTTAGTTAATTGTAAAAACTTATAAGTTAAGCCATATTCCCACTCTCTATCTTGGAATGGGTCTGACATACCTCCCAAATGTAATGGCACTTTATGTCTTAGTAATTCAATATTTATATCTTTATATGCTTTTTGCGTATCAAATGCCTTATAAAATAACTTTTCTATAATATTAAAATCAGCAACATCAAAATCACTTGAATAGTTCCCATTTCTTGAATTAGCATAACAATATTTACACCCAAAATTACATCCTTTATATGTATCAATTCTGAATGGGTTTCCACAAAACTTAAATTGTTGAGTTAAAGCTATTGGATACTTATACATACATACTTCCCCTATTTTATATTTATATTTTATTGAATTGTTTTTTTTGTGTTTTTTATAAATATTTTATTTTAAATAAAATCGCAGTTTTATTTAAATATTATGCAATTAAACTATATCTATTCTGCAAATTATTATCTAAAATATGCTTATTTATCCTATCTTTTGCAATTTCGTAATATTTTTTATCCAATTCAAAGCCTATGTAATTACGATTAGTATTTATACAAGCTATAGCAGTTGTACCTGAGCCTATACAATTATCTAAAACTATGTTATTTTCATTAGTATAAGTTTTAATTAAATATTCACATAATGCTACAGGTTTTTGGGTTTCATGAACTCGTTCTTTGTTTGTTACACTTGGAAATTCCAATATAGTAGTAGGATAATTACCTATTTTAGATATTCCAAACTCTTTTTCTTTACCATAAATATCATTATTTTTATTTAATTTAGCTTTTCTGAAATTATTAAAATTCCCAACAACAATACCTTGTGGATTGTAAATAGGTAATTTTTTATAAAAAACCATTATATTTTCATGCTCTTTCAATGGAATTTTTTTAGCATTTAAAAATCCTGTTGGTCTACTTTTTTTCCATATCCAATCATATCTATAAAATTTAATATTACTTATTCGCAAATAACTACTAAAAGGTTCATTACCGAACAAAACTATGACACCATTGTTTTTAATAATTCTACTATATTGCTCCCATAATGGGTTTAGAGGAATAGTTTTATCCCAATTACATTTGCTAACTCCATATGGTAAATCACATAGAATCATATCTATGCTTTTATCATCTATGTATTTCATTCCTTCAATACAATCCATATTATATATTTTGTTTATTTCAAGCAATTGATGCTAGCACCACCTTAATTTTATATTATTATTTTTCCATTAACAACATTGCAACTTAAATATAAATCATTATCATTTAACTCTTCTTCAATATACTTATTATAGTTTTCTTCAGACCTAAAAATTGTATATGATTTAATTTTAGGAGAAATAGTTATATAAATTTCATTTTTGTTTCTATAATCTAAAATAGGCTCTGATTTAAGTTGTATAGACAAAAATAATATTATATATTTAGCATCTTGTAGTTTAGAACGTTCTTTTACTTCTACTTTTTGAATATCTTCAATAAATAATTTTTCGCAATTTTTAGTTATGTGTGAATTGATAGTTAAATTTATTTTTTCATTTATATTCATAAATACGCCTCCTAAATAATTTTAGGTAATATTCCTTTGATCCTATAGCAAAATCACAATTAGAATCTATACAAGCATAATTGCCTGTTCTTTCATGTAAATAACACTTTTTACCACATATAGGACACTTTAGATTTTTTTGAGGTTTAAGCATAAAATTAATTCCATTTCTTATCATATTTCAATTACCTCACAATGTTCTTTTAAAACCCACCCATAATTATATCCATTCATTAAGTATCTATCTTCTTTATTCAATCTTACAACATATTTACCTTTACCACTCTTTCTACTTTCAGATTGAACTATAAATTCTTTACCTATACAGTCTTTATACCATTCATATCCATCGCTTTTTATAATTTTAATTTTCATAATTCACCACCAAACTTTTATATTAATATTTTTGATAAAATTCCTATTTTATTGTAAACTTTCAAGACGTTTCTGAAGCATAATAATTTGTTCTTCTAATTGCTTTTTGATTCTTTCTTTTTCTAATCTTTCTAATTCTTCTGCGTTTTCAGCAATCATAATATCAAATTTCTCTTTATATTCCCAATAATCTCTTTGAAGTCCTTTTCAAGAATAATAACCTAAATCAATTTCTTTAGTTATCCTAAAGGCAGGAGCATACCAATTGCAATCATATCCACAACAATTATATTTTGCATTATACCCTTCATCTAAATTTTTCTTTGACAGTCATATATACCCCCATAGTATTATATTAATATTTTACACCTATGTAATCTAAAACTTTGCTTAATCCTAACCCACCTTCTTCTATTGGTTTCATACAATATTCATATATTTTAGGATGAGTTATTTTCATTCTTTGAAATCTATTAGGTTCTTTTTCTAAATGTACTCCAAACATGCAAAACATGCATCCTGTTCTTTGCTCTCCTGTAGTATAGTATTTACCTCTTTCGTCTTGTAATATTTCTCCATATATACTAGCATAAGGTATATTAAATTCTTTTATGTATTTTAATATATCTTGTTCCGTCCAAAATCCTAGAGGATTACTAACTGGTCTTTTTGCTTTAAAAGCATTACACCCAGTTTTCAAATAATCTTGGATTCTTTTATAACTTTCTTCTGCTAATTTTCCAATAAATGGGTATCGTTTGTTTTCTTTTTCGTAAACTTTTACTGGATTTTTCTTTAATACATTACAACAGTCATCAGATATTTTAAAAGGTGCATCTTTTAAAAACTGCCATTTTTTACTTACTTTATTAATTCGATTTTTTCTTTTTTCTGTTTTCCCAATTTGATAATCTTTAATCCATCCTGCTTGTTCTTTACTGATTACAGGATAACCATATTTTTTAATAACTTCTCTAAAACTTATTTTAGGTTTTAGCCAAACAACATTATCTATTGTTTTAACAAATTCTCGTATTTCGGGATATTCTAATCCAGTATCTACAAATACAGCAGGAACTTTGGGATATAATTCTCTAACAATATGTAATAAAACTGTACTATCTTTTCCTCCTGAAAAACTTATGTATACATTCCCGTCCCACGCTTCATACCATTCTCTTATTCTTAGTTTAGATTTTTCAATCTTAACTTCTAAGGGTAAACTTTGAAATTGTCGTAACTGCCATAATTCCATTATATTTACCTCACCTTTATACTTATATTTTGTAAAACTCTCTATTGTATTAAAACATTCCTCTCAAAGCACGTCTTGCATTTTTTGCAATATCTTCTAATTCGTCAATATGATATTGAACAAGCGATAATAAGGTGTCTAATTTATTTTCTGCTTCGTCAATACAGTCTCTTAGAGTATTATATTCATTATCGGTTATTCGATTTTCTCTGTGCAATTCATCAATTAGTGTTCTTGCTTCTTCAAAATTCACTTATCCATTTCCCCTAATATCTTATCTATTTCCAATACAGTTTCATGCATTTCAATACAAGCATCTTCTTCAGGCGTTTGTTCAAAACGATTAATATATTTTTCTAATTGCTTTATTCCCTGTTTTAAGCAATCTTTTGCTTTTCTTAGTAGAGTTATATCAGCAGGATTGTGGTATTTTTCTGTAACATCTTCAGATAATGCTTCTTTTGCTATTTCTTCTATAAAATATATACATCCATTTTTACTATAGCCTAAAATTAAATTAAGTGCCTTTTTCATACTTGCTATCTGAATCCGCAAACGTTCTATTTCTTTTTCTCTTGCAATTACTTCGTCTATATGACATTGTGTTTCATATTTCCAATCTTTGAGTTTTGTTTGCAACTGTTTATTTTCCTGTTCCAGAACTTCAATGGTATTTATCAAGTCAAGACCATGCTTAGATATTCTTGGAATAAGTGACGATGTTGTAACTTTCATACTACGAGTAAAATATTCTTTAATTTCTGCAATTTGTTTATTGTTTAACATCATATATTTCTCACCTTTCATGAATTATCAAGTTCTTTTTCTATTTCTCTAGTTTTTATATAATTATCACAACACAATATTATTTCTGTAGCCCATTGTTTTATTAATTTAGCATACTGTTCATCAAATAACTTATATTCCGCATATCTAGTTATTGCTTCGCTCAAATCTTTAATCCTGTGTTTATATACGTACCAATAAGGCGATGCCCCTATAGGTGGTTTTTCGTAATCCATAATATACCTCCATTATTTTTGTTTATTATATGGACAACAATTTTCTGACGTAGTATTATGTTCTAATAATGGACAATTGCCAAGTTTTGTAGTCATTCCTATTTCAAACGGTATCTTAACTTTTAATAATGTGCATCCAGAATGAGTATTATTTTTTACTTCACCTAAAAACAAACATTCATAACATGTATTTGGAGCGTTTTCAACTAATATTTTCATAAATGACCTCCTGAAAATATTGAGTATGCAGATTTATTTGTGGTTTTTTATAAAACAAACCAAGTTTCATTATTCTGTATGTGGATTTGGTTGTGGTAATTTTAAACTAAATTTTAGTTTTGCTTATCAAGCAAATTACTCCCAATACGCACAACCCTTAACTTCTACTAATCTACTTCTAAGCTTTGTTAAATCTTCTTCACATATATTATGAAGTTCAATGTTTAATTCCATTTCTCCAGTATCATAGTTTCTGTGTAAATAGCAATCATTCATTGCAGATGTATCTATCTGCTGAAGCAAAGCAATTAAATCCGTTAAACTAACAAGTTTAAGTTCTTTTGACATATATATCCTCCACTATTTCAATCAAATGAATCTTTTATTCACTTTCTGGAATTATATTTTGTTTGTTTTCCAGCCATTCCCTAATCATTTTTTCATTCCAACCTTCTATTTCTTTAAGTGATTTAATCTGTGTTTCTAAATCTTCGCATATTTTACGATACTTTTTCTTTAACTTGTCTTCATTAAAATTTTTAGAATGTATAGGTCGATATATGCTTATAGATTGATAAGTACCATGATCAACGTACCATGTAAAATTCATATTGTTTATATCAGTATCCAAACTATTACTTTTAATAATTTCAAAATTATATTTATCATTTATGTAAGATGGAATTTTGCCTATATAATAGTCTACATCAATATAATATACAGGAGTAAATATTTTATCATCTGACAATTCATATTCTTCAAGTTCGTTTAAATCTGGCTCATCACAAACTTTCATATATGATTCTGCCTTGTTTTTATCCAAAAACGCTCTTATAATATGATAATCAGAATAACTTCCAGCAGTTACTAAATATACACTTTTACTCATTGTTTTATTCCACCTTCTTTTGATAAAATTTAGTTTTCATTAAACAATTTATTTTATATTGATATATAATAAACACTATTTGTGAAAGTTTATCCATGTATTTATATCTTTTTCACAAGCATCAAGAGCTTCTTTAAATGTTTTTCCTGTCCAAAGATGATGTCTACCGTTTGGAGCGATTAAGTATAAATCTAAACTAATTGTCCAACAATTTATTTCACTTTTATTATCTTCTTGCTCAAAATAATCATTAAATTCTATTGATATGGTAAATAATCCTTCATATGATTTGCAATGTCCATCTTCTTCTAGTTGTTTTTCTATCTGTTTAAACAATCTTTTTCTTAACATTAAAAATCTATTATAGTCTTTTTCACTAATCATCATATATATCTCCTTTCAATCAAATTTGGTTTTCATTAAATAATTCCTTAATTTCATCTGGAAAACATAAAGTTGCATGAAATACCTCTATACCAAGTATTTGATTATTTTCATTAACATCATATAATATAGGATATTTACCTTTTGTATCTGAAACTTTTACTTTTTGTATAGGTACTAAATATATATATCCCATATCGGTCTTTTCATCATATGTAATTTCTACTTCGTATTTAATTCTTTTCATATAATCACCTTTTATATTAATATTATTTGCTCAATACAAACTTCTCACAATCATAATATATGTTAGGCATTTTTTCTTTTATATTCTTAATTTCATGTCCTCTTATCACACATACAACTTTAATTTTATTATTGCTTGCAACATAAACTTGATAATATTTACACTTTGCAGAACATTTCGCCATATGTATCATCCTTTCTATAAAGGGAAGGCAAAAAGCCTATCCCTTATGAATTAGTAGAACCTATGCCGCCGACTCTTTCATCTTTTACAGGTTTATCATTATCTGCTTTTAGGTATTTCTCAAAAATTCCCTGAGCGATGGCTTCGCCCTTGTTGATTGACAAAGTTTTATCTCCATGATTGATTAATTTTATCCATATATGCCCCTCATTATTTGGATTATTAAAATAGTCGGCATCTATAATCCCTGTAGAGTTGCTTAATACAACATCATACTTAAAACCTATCGAGCTTCTTATATGTATCTTCAAAACTTCATCGTCTTGCATATATGCTTTAATTCCCGTTGGGATTTTTATTGTTTCACCTGGATTTAATTCAAAACTAAATGGACTATAAAAATCATATCCTGCCGATTTAGATGTTGCACGTTGTGGCAACTTAATATCAAGATATTCTTCAGCAATTACGCTTCTTATTGATGTTCTTGGATGGTCTTTAAAATATTG